ACGGGACGCAGGCAGAAGCGACATTGAGGAGTTCTTTGCGCTTGAGAAGCTCAAGAAGCAGGAGAACGAGCTGCGGGAGATGATGATCTACCAAGGCCGAGCAGGTATGTGGACAGACTGGCTTCAATTCCAAAAGGAAGCCAAGCAAAAGCGGGATGCTGAAGAACGAGCAGAGTTACGCCGAGCAGCCGCACGAAGGGCGAAGTTCTGGATGCTTGCTATGTGGACTGCCATCGGTGTACTGTTTACCGCAATGATGGCCGTCGGCATTTGGGTCGTCGAGCAAATCAAAGGTCATAAGTGAAAGGAATGTAAATGTTGTCTCTTATCTCAACCCTCGGAGGTCTGCTGATCTCCGGCCTGCCCAAGCTGCTGGAGTATTTCCAGAACAAGGCCGACCAAAAGCACGAGCTGGCGCTGGCCCGAGTCCAGACCGAGCGGGAGCTGCAACTGGCCGCTGCTGGTTTTGCTGCACAAGCCCGTGTCGAAGAGATTCGCACCGAACAAGTGGCGATGGAGACCGAAGCCCGGATGACCGAGGCAGCTCTGGCCCACGACGCCAAGGTGCTTGAAAAAGCCTCCACATGGGTGTCCAGCTACGTGGGCACTGTTCGCCCCACGGTGACCTACATCTTCGTGCTGGAGTTGGTCTGCATCAACGCTTTCATGGCTTGGTATCTGTACCAGCAACCGGGCTTGATCAACAACATTGACGACGTGGTGCGCTATGCCGACCTGATCTTCTCCAGCGACGAGATGGCAATGCTCGGGGGCGTGATTGGCTACTGGTTTGGGTCAAGAGGGTGGGCTAGAAAATGATTGGGGTCTACGCGATTGTCAACGTTGCAGCCCACAAGGCCTATGTTGGCAGCAGCAAGAACGTAAAGAAACGCTTTTTATGCCACGCATCTTTTTTGAAGCGCGGCAAGCACCACTGCCCACATCTTCAAAGTTCTTTTAGCCTGCACGGAGAAAAAAAGTTTCAGTTTCGTGTTCTTGCGGAATGCGCAACACGCGAAGAGGCGCAGGCACTTGAGCAGGCCATGCTTGATATTTGGCATGATGACTTCTACAACGCATCAAAAAGAGCAGATCATCTCCATCGGCTTGGTAGGCCGCTTGATCAGACCACAAAACAAAAGATTGGCATCAAGAACTCGGGCGCATTTAGATCGCCAGAGCAACGAAAGCTAATTTCAGAATCTTTGAAAAAACGTTATCAAGAGGGTATGCAAAGCCCGCAACTTGGACGAAAACATACCAACGAAGCAAAGGCCAAGATCAAAGCAAAACGTGCCATCCAAGCTCCCACAAACCTTGGAAACGTGGCGTCTCAGGAAACCCGTCTAAAGCAGTCTTTGGCAAAAAAGGGCAATCGTTGCCGCGCAAAAACGGTATGCACGGATACGGCGTGCTTTTTTGGACTTGATGTTGCAGCCCAGCACTACCAAGTATCAACACCCACTTTCCGCAGAATGATGCAACGGAACGGTTGGAGCTTTTATGAAAACCTCTGATGCTGGCTTGCATTTGATGCACAAGTTTGAAGGTTTTCGCAACCGGCCTTATTTGTGCCCGGCGCACATTTGGACTTGTGGATGGGGAACCGTCTTATACCAAGATCAGATCAGGCTGCCAATGGTGCGCGTCGAAGGCAAGGACGTGCCTATGATTCGAAAAGAATACCCGCTACGCCCGGAGGATAACCGTGTCTGGTCCAAAGAAGAATTGGCTGAGATGTTCAAGGCTGACCTCGCAACTTTTGAGCGTGCTGTTTTACGACTTGTTCCCGGCGTTTCTGGGTATCAAGGCCGCTTTGACGCTCTGGTATGTCTGGCCTATAACATAGGCAGCGGCAACCTCCAACGCAGCACGATCCGCATGAGAGCCAACCGGGGCGACTGGGAGGGTGCAGCCGACGCATTCCGGGCTTGGACCAAGGGCGGGGGTAAAGTCCTGCCGGGACTCGTCAAGCGCCGGGAAGCCGAGATTGCGCTGTTCCTAAGTTAAGTGCGAAAATGTCGCAAAACTGAGGTAAACCATGCCCCTGAAGTCCATACTGTTCCGACCCGGCGTAAATCGGGAAAACACCCGCTACGCCTCTGAGGCAATCGGTGCGGTGACTGCGTCCACGCAAGTTGCTGGGGGTTGGTACGAATCCGAGAAGGTGCGTTTTCGCGCAGGTACGCCAGAAAAGATTGGTGGGTGGCAGCGCATTTCGGCAAACACGTTCCTTGGTGTGTGCCGCTCTCTGTGGAACTGGGTGACTCTTGGTGTACTGAACCTTGTTGGCGTCGGTACAAACCTGAAGTTTTACATCGAGCGCGGCGGTGCGTATTACGACATCACCCCAATACGAGATACAGCCACCCTGACCAACCCGTTTACTGCAACCAACGGCTCCCCAATTATCACTGTCGCAGATACGTCGCATGGCTGTGTAACCGGGGATTTTGTGACGTTCAGCGGCTCTACGGGCTTGGGCGGCAACATCACGGCGGACGTGCTCAACCGAGAGTTTCAAATCACATTGGTAAGCGGCAATGCTTACACAATCAATGTTGGCGTTAATGCTAACGCCACGGATGTATCGGGCTCTCCCGGTGGCGGCACGGTAACAGCCGCGTATCAAATTAATGTCGGCCCTGAGTTTCAGATTCCAACTACCGGTTGGGGTTCGGGCACTTGGAGCACGGGCACTTGGGGTACTGGTGGAACCTCCCAAGCCCCCTTGCGTCTTTGGAGTCAGATTAACTTTGGCGAAGATTTGGTTTTTGCGCCTCGTGACGGCCCAATTTACTACTGGGATGCCACCGACGGGATTGAAACCCGTGGGGTTCTGCTGTCCTCTTTGGACGATGCGTCGGATGTGCCGACCGTGCAGAAGTTCATCTTTGTGTCAGACATCAGCCGATTTGTGTTTGCGTTTGGGTGTAACGAGATCGGCAGTGCGGTTCAAAACCCCATGCTGATTCGCTGGTCTGACCAAGAGTCCGCCGAAGTTTGGACGCCATCCCCTACGGGTCAGGCTGGAAGCATTCAGTTGTCTGATGGCTCTGAGTTGGTAACCTGCTTGCAAACCCGGCAGGAAATCGTGGTGTGGACGGACTCAGCCATTTACTCAATCCAGTACGTGGGTGTGCCTGCGGTTTGGAGCACTCAGCTTTTAGCAAGCAACATTTCAATCTATGGGCCAAACGCAAAAGCCGTGGCCTCTGGCGTTATTTACTGGATGGGTGTGGACAAGTTCTACAAGTACGATGGTCGCACTCAAACCCTGCGCTGCGATCTACGGCAGTACATCTTCAGTGACATTAACCAGTCCCAAAACCAGCAAGTGTTTGCCAGCACGAACGAGGGCTTCAATGAGGTCTGGTGGTTCTACTGCTCCTCTGGAAGCACTGTGGTGGACAAGTATGTGGTGTACAACTACGCGGAGGACATTTGGTACTACGGCACGATGGGCCGTACGGCGTGGCTGGACTCTGGACTGCGCGACTATCCACTGGCCGCAACGTACAGCCGCAATCTGGTGAACCACGAACAAGGCGTGGATGACAATGAAACAGCTACTCCTTTGCCTATTGCGGCGTCAATTGGCTCGTCTGAGTTTGATATTGATGACGGGCACAACTTTGGCTTTATTTGGCGCGTACTGCCGGACTTGACATTCCGGGGGTCTACGGGAAACCTGACACCGCAGTGCACTATGACACTGATCCCTTTGCGCAACTCTGGCTCGGGGTTTACAACTCCAGCCTCTACAAACGGCACCAGCTCTGCGGAAATTCAACGCATCGCTACAGCTCCAATTGAGGAGTTTACGGGTCAGGTTTACATTCGTGTGCGCGGCAGGCAGCTCATCTTTAAGGTGGACTCCAACCGATTGGGTACTGCATGGCAGCTTGGTGCGCCTCGGATCGACATCAAATCTGACGGACGCAGATGACACAACTTCAGCAAACAGCAGTACCGAACCTGCCGCTGTCGCCGGAACAGTTTGGGCGGTCCTATCAGGATCAGCTCAATAACATTCTGCGCCTGTATTTCAACCTGCTCAATGGCAATGTCAACAGCCTGATTGGCCCCAATGGTGGTCAGTATGTAGACTGCCCGAACGGTTTATTTTTCAGCACCACAGATCAGCCGATTGTTTCTGCGAACGTGGCTCAGCCAATCGACTTCCCGCTGGAGTATCTAAACAACGCCGTGTATGTAAACGCAGGGACGGAAAGCCGCATATATGTAGATATTCCCGGTGTGTACAACTTTCAGTTCTCCGGGCAGCTTCGCAGCGGGTCGAGCAGCGCAAAGCAGGTCTACATTTGGATCAGACGCAATACGACCGACATCGGCTACTCCACCCACCAGTACACGCTGTCCGGCAGCAATACGCACCTGAACATCTCTTGGAACTTCAATATCGACCTTGATGAAGGCGAGTACATCGAGATGCGCTGGACCGCTGATGACACCAATGTTGTCTTGGAAGCTACGGCTCCAACAGCACCGCATCCGGGTATGCCGTCGGCGGTCATAGCTGTAAACTTCGTTGCGCCGCTGCCAGTTCCACGGCCCACCCCACCGTAAGGACAAGAAATGTCTACAAGATTTACAGATGCACAGGTTGCGTCGTACATTCAAAACAACGCACTAAGCGGCTCAGGACTTCAAGCTGCCGCGCAAGCCTTTCAGCTCGACCCAGCGCAAGTGGCAAGGGCGCAGAGTCTTCTTTCCTCTGGTGACGCTTCTGTCGCAGCCGCAAGCAACGCATACAACCAGCAAGTGGCTGGTCGCCCAGACTTGGTTGCACAAAATCTGGCAACGTATAACCCAGCTACAGGCACTGGAAGCATTGTCCAGCCGGTAGCGGCAACAGCGGCTCCTGTTGTGACAACCGCTGCAGCAAACAATACCGCCAAAACGACGACCGCTCCCAGCCTTATTGGAGATGTTGCAAGCGCAGCAAACGTGCATTTGGCAAGGCCCAACATCAAAGAGTTCATGGATGCAACGGGCGCTGACTTCACCACTGCCTCAAACACCATATACGGAAACATTGGTGCAAACCTTGATACGCGCAATTGGAGTGCCATCATGGCATCCAGCAACCCTGCTGAAGCAGCAAGGCAAGCAACCATACAAATGTATTCTGATCCAAACTATCGGGAGGCGAATACTCGGCACGTTGTTGCTCAGGGCTATACCCCGGAAGGAGCTGCGAGCACCTACAGTCAAGTTTTGGATAGGGTTAAAGCGCCTATAACCTCAGGCACTGGCGTAGCGTCACTTGGTCAGAACGTTAATACGGGTAGCGGAACGACTGGAGTAGCTAAAGATGGTGGTTACACGGGTGGTGCCACGCCAGTGGGGATGGGCATAGCTGCGAGTGAGCCACTGTACAAAAGCCTCACAGCAAATAGCACGTCAGACGACATTGCTCGGGCCTACTACCAATTAACAAGCGGCGCTGGTGGGGATACTCAAGCAAACCAGCAAGAAGCCGTTGCGTATCTCAAGAAATTGGGTATTTCTGACCCGATGATCGAGAGCGGCTACAAAGACTACAGAGAAATGGCTGGACTGAAGTCCAGCTTTGGGTTGACCGATGCTGCAGCCGCCCCCACCACGGAGGGCATTCTGTCTGGGTTCAAGTACGCAAACGAAAATGGTCTTGACGAAAACACCATGAAGCAGGTGTTGGGCAATGACGCTTTCAACACGTACAAGACTGGGTTTGCCGACTACGCCAAAACCGGGATTGCTAACATCCTTGCCGACAAGCAACTGTCCTTTGATGAGGCGCGTACTGCGGTTAAGTTCGGTCGTGACTACGGCTACGATGCGCAGAAGCTGGCTGACCTGACGGGCACAGACAAAAAGGTGTTCGACGCCATATTCAAAAACTACGACGACAGAACAAACCAAATCGTTGATAGCGTGCTTGGGGCTGAAGACGTCAAGACTCAAGACGATCAAGTTGTCCGAGCTTTGGCTCTGCAGCAAAAGTTTGGCTTTACCGATGAAGACTTGGCAAAAGCTACCGACCTTTCTGTGGATCAAGTAAAAGGGTTCTTGAACCCAGTCAGAAACTTTGAAACCGAGTTCCGCAAAGTCCTGACCAACACTGACGCTACAACAGCAGACATCAAAAAGTTTGCCGAGGATGCCCGGTCTAACGGTGCAGTATCTCAGTTGTATAGCAAGGGTCTTAATGACTTGGATACAAAAATCACGGAGCTGGAAGACAGGTGGAAGGACTACGGCGGGGTAGACCCATTTCAAGCTCAGCGCGTCTATGACCAGCTTGATGCGCAGCGCAAAGCGATTAATAACCCAAACCTGTTCCGTGGCTCATTCGCCGACCCCATGAAAACAGCCGCCACTCTGGCTAAGCTGGGCATCGACACGCTTGCAGACATCGGCCAGAAGGAAAAGTTTGAGGCTGTACCTGCGGAGAAGCGCCACTTTGCGCCAGATGGCACACCCGTACAGGACTTTGGCAACGGCACGTTTGGAGTTGCGGACGGCGAGGGCGGCTACTCGTCTGTAGTGCCCAAGAACCAAGTCAAAACTGTGTATGGCCGCACCGAGTCCACTCTCAATCCTGATGGTGAGACTTCTACCAGCACATTCGTTGAGATACCCGAAAGCGAAATAGACAAGGACGGCAACTACCAGCAAAAGATTGGCACTGTTGCCATCGACAAAGACACGGGCAAAGAGATTGCTGGCGTAGACGGAACCATCGACGCAGAAAAAAGCGGCAGGTGGAACAACAGAAAGCGCAACGAGCTGAACGTCGGGTTTACCAAAGAAGGTGTTCCCGTTCTGTATTCGACGCAGGAAAAGACAGGCTTCGGCGCACTCGTGCAAGACCTCGCACCGATCATTTCTATGGCGCTGCCGTTTGTGCTGCCCGGCGTGGGCGCTGCATTGAGTAGTGGGCTGGCAAGCGCTGGCGGGTCCGCTCTGGCTACGGGTTCTCTGGCAAACGCAGCGCTGACTCAGGGTATTTTGAGTGGCGGCATGACCGCGCTTGGCGGCGGTCAGTTTGAAAAGGGCTTCCTCGGTGGTGCTGTGTCTCCCTTTGTGAGCTCAGGCATCTCAAACCTCCTGCCGACTGGTATGAACCCAGACTTGGCTAAAGCTATCACAGGGGCTGGAACCGGGGCGGTGAGGGGTGCGCTCCAAGGTAATGCCAACTTTGGGGATTTACTCCAGACCGGCATTCTGGAGGGCGTCTCAAATTACGGTCTAAACACAGCTTTGGGTAGTTCCGGTTTGACCCCACAACAGTTAAACTTTGCCACAGGGATTGCGGTGCCGCTGCTCCAAGGCGAGAAAGTCAACCCAATCAAGGTGTTTGGTACGGCAGCAAACTACCTCTCATCGCAACCGAGATAAGGAAAAACACCATGAGCGATTACGCTTTCAGCTATGACGACCTCGACAGCATGATCGACTCGGCGTCGAGCGATTTTGATTTCAGCAACTACTTCACTGACGGTGGCGAAAACTTTGATTTCGGTACGCTCGACTCAAACGCTTTTAGCTTTGATGACCTCGACTCGATGCTGGCTGATTTTTCCAACGTTGATTTTGGCAGTAACTTCGACCTTGGTTCGTTTGAAGACTTGGCTGCGGTTGAGGGCTTGGACCTTGGTTCTGCTTTGGGTGGTGGCGACACTGGCCTTTCCAGAAGCCTGAGCAACATCGATCTCTCCAGCGGAATGGACCTTGGTGGTCTTGGCCTCACACCCACTGGTCGTGGGCAGATGTCTATCCGGGACCCCGAAACCGGTGCAACCGGCCTGACTGCAGAAGGCTTCACGAGCCTTAAAGACTTGCTTGGCTCAGGCACGGCAGAAGAGATTGCACGCTACACACCCGGAACCGCAGACTACTCCATTCGTTCGGGCCTTGAGACCGCTGACGGTCAGGGCTTGTCTACGGACGCCACTCGCGGCATGGGGCTTGACTTTATGGGCGGCGGTCAAGGCATCTCCAAGTACATACCTGCCGAGTACGGTAGCAGCGTGCTGGAAGACTTGATTAGAAACAATCCGGGTAAATTTGACTCAATCGAAGACTACGTCAACAACACTATTTTTGGCGACAGAGGTTTGACCCCATTCAGAGGTACAGGGGGTACGTTGTCTCAGACTGGATTCCTGTCGCAGAGCAGTGCTCAGAATCCCTTGGGCGCAAAGTATTCACTCGGCGATCCAAAGTCGCTCATCAATCGCCCATCTATTACAGGGCAGCAGGCCACAGTGTCTCCCGACCGCACTGTGATTAACAATGGTGACGGCACGTACAAAGTTGTAACTGTCGGTGATGACGGCAAAGTAATCACGAAAACTATCGACAACACCAAAACAATCGATAACACCAAAACAACCACCACGCCCGGCGGCAGAACAAACACTCAGCAAGGCGGTTTGGGTGCGCTGCTCCCTCTGTTGCTGGCCCTGCTGGCGATGAATCGAGGTGGTGGCAGCGGCGAGAGCAAAGGCACGGTTATTCCCGGTCTGACAGCTACGCAAAGACAGACTCCCTACGCCCAGCAGCAACGCGCTCCGGGCTACCGTCCGGGCCAAGGCGGGGTCACTTACTTCGACCAGACCCAATACGCCCCAAGGATGGCTGCTGGTGGTGGGATTGCTCGACTGCTTGACGGTCCCGGCGACGGTGTATCTGACAGCATCCCTGCGGTAATCGACGATGAAGGTATGGCCGGTGGCGGTCAGCCCGCCAAGCTCGCTCGTGGGGAGTATGTGATTGACGCACGCACTGTTGCCGCTCTGGGCAACGGATCGACTGACGCAGGAGCCGAAAGACTCGATAAAATGCGCAAAGACATCCTGCGTGACGACAGAAAAGCTGGGGTCGGCAAAGACTCTAAAGCCTACCGCCACCTGCTGGCATAAGGAAACAAAATGGCAACCACTGGAACTACAGGTACTGCGGGCTCTGCGCTCGGCACAACAGGCGGCACGTCGATGGCAGGTTTGGCCGACTGGGCCTCGCCTTACATCACAAACTACCTCGGTCAAGCCCAAGCTCTGGGCAGCACCCCATACCAGACCTATCAGGGTCCGCTGACTGCAGGTACTTCTGGCCTGCAAACTCAGGCGTTCCAAGGTATCGGCGGTCTGACTGTACCAAACCAAGGCCAGTACACCCCGGTCGGAGGTACGTTCGACTCCACGCAGGCTCAGGCGTACATGAACCCGTACCTGCAAAAAGCGCTCGACCCGCAGTTGGCAGAACTCAAGCGCCAGTCTGACATCGCCCGTCTGGATGATGCTGCACGCCTAACCCGTGCCGGTGCGTTTGGTGGTAGCCGTCAGGCCATCATGGAGTCCGAAGCTCGCCGCAACCTGCTGGACAAGCAGTCCAACGTTCTGGGTCAAGGCTACGCCTCTGCCTACGACAAGGCGATGCAGCAGTTTAATGCCGACCAGCAGCGCAAGGTTCAAGAAGCTCAGTTCGGTGCGGACTTTGGCCTCAAGGGTCTGGGCGCTGAGCGCGACATTTTGAACCAGCAGCTTACTGCGGGTGGAGTCCAGCGCGGCATTACGTCAGAAGGCATCGCAGCAGACTTGGGCGAGTTCAACGCTCAGCGCGAGTTCCCCTACAAACAGATTCAGTTCCAACGCGACATGATCTCTGGCTTGCCGACTGGCTCGGTAACCAACACCCCTGCGCAGCTTTCCGGCATCGCTCAGTTGATCTCCTCTGTTGGAGGTATTGACAAGCTGCTGCAGCAAACAGGTCAGGGTGACCTCGGAACCATGCTGAGAAATTTGGGGCTTAACTTTGGTGGCGGAGAAGCTGTATGAACCTGATTCAAATCCAAGACAAGTTGAAAAGCCTGCCCAATGATCCTCGGGTCATGCAGCTACTGACGTCTTACGCCAACGGCCAGAACCCACAAGTTCCTCCGTACCTTGCCCTTGGTGAGCTGAACCGCCGCAAAGGCGAGATGGAGCGTGCGCAGATGGAGAAGGCTGGGCAACCCCCTACCGGCACAGTCAAAGACCAGATCGAGCAGCAGGCAGGCGTCATGGCTCTCCAGCAAGGGCGTCAGCAGCAGGCCATGCAGAACATGATGCGCCAAGGTATGGCTGCTCCAACCCCCGTGCCTCAAGGCATTGCTCAACCACAACCCCAAGCACAGGCTATGGCCGCTGGGGGTCTCGCTTCTTTGCGCCCCGGCTATCGCTCAGGCGGCGTGATTGCATTCAGAGAGGGAGACTTGGTTGACCCAGAAGACGATGACGATGACGACGAAAAGTTGGTTGATGAGCTAAAGACAACCGAAAAAGAAGCTGCACCAACAGCTTTAGCCGGGGGTCCAGTCGACGCAGAGGCTGAGTTGGCTCGGTTGTTGCGGTTGCGCGAGGCGCGCTCTGGCGCGAAACCGGCTTCCATGATGTCTCTGGCCGATAGACGAAATATGATGGCAGAGAAAGACCCAGAGCGCTACGGCATTCTGAACACTCCAATCGGTCGGGATGCAATCCAGCGCCTGCAAGACTTGCAACGCGCACAGCGTTCGGAGTTTGCTACCCAACGAGAGGAGCTTGCCAAGTCCAAGCCCGGCGTCTTGCAGTTGCTCGGCCAAGCGGCTATGGGCACTCGCGGTCAAAAGGGCGGCAGCGCTCTGGCTTCCATCCTCGGCGGTTATTCTGAGTTGGCTTCCGGTGCAGATGCCAAGCAGTTGCAGCAAGAGCAGGCTTTGCGCATGAAAGAGCTTGAGCTTCAAAAGGTTGAGGCGGAAGCGCGTAACAAAATTGATGAGATTAAGCAAGCTCGTGCGGACGGCGATCTTGCCAAGGAAGAAAAGCGTGAGATGGAATTGGCGAAGCTCGCCAAAGACTACAACATCTCTGAGAACTCTGCGCTCGGCAGACAGATTGCCGCTATCAGTTCTATTGTGGCTGGGGATCGGAAATCCAAGATTGCCGCAAAAGCAAGAGTGGATGCCGCTAGGCTCAACAAAGACAAGCCCGACAAGCCAACCGATTTGGGCAACATGATCCAAATCCAATTCGACGCGCTGGTAGCCAACGGGGCCGACCCCAAAGACCCAAACACAAGGCGGATTGCTGCTGATAACGCTACACGGGCTTTGAGCAAGTCGGCTGGCACTACTCGTGCTGAAACAGATGCAATCGACAAAGCCAACACTGCGTTTGAAAACAAAGTCCTGATGGACCGCAATCTGCGTAAACTGCGCACAACAGACCCCGCAGCGTACGAAACACGACTCGAAGAAATCCGCAAGGAAGTCGAGACGCAGTACAAAGTCCGTCCTGATGCAGCCGCCGCCCCCGCTACTGGTGGCGCACCCGCAAAACCTGCCGCAGCTCCTACTTCGTCCCCGCCAGTTAGCCTTCTGAAAGAAGGTGTTGAAACTAAGTTCAAAAACGGGCAAACTTGGACTCTTAAAAACGGCAAACCTGTACAGGTAGTGAAGTAACATGGCAAAAGACGAATGGTCGGTTGTTTCCGAAACTCCAGTCGGTGCAACCGATAATTCGGGTTGGGAGGTCGCGTCCGAGACCCCTATTGCCGCGCCCGAAGAGAAGCCGGGGTTTTTCGGGCAGTTGAAAAAGTCCTTTATGGACGTCGGCATCCCCCAAGCGCAGGCGGGCTTGCAGGGCCTCACGGTGGTTGCGCAGGGCAACCAGATTGCAAAGACTGCCGACCGACTCAAAGCACTCGAGGCCAAAGGCGAAGGCGAGTCCAGAGAAGCGCAGGGCTTGCGCAAGACGCTTGACTTCTACACCAACCGACAAGGCACGTATTTCAAAGACTTGGCGGCAAAGCAAAAAGAACTGCAGGGGGCTCCAACCTATTCGGGCGTTCGCGATCTGAGCGAAGCCAAGACCTTTTCAGAAGGCTTCAAAACTTTCGCCAAAGACCCAGTAAACATTGTTGCCAACCTCACGGCGCAGTCATTGCCGACGGCAGTTCCCGGCTTGATCGCTGGCGTTATAAACCCCGCACTTGGGGCGGCTGTGTTAGGTGGTAGCTCGTTCGGTGTCGAGTTTGGTAACTCCTTTCTGGAGTTCGCAAGAGACAACGGGATCGACACAACCGACCCCAAGCAAATGGCTGCGCTGTTTGAAAACAAAGAGCTGCTGCGCGAGGGCGTGAATAAAGCGGGTACACGAGCGGGCATCATCGGTGCAGGGGACTTGTTCTTGGGTGGGCTAGCCAGCAAGACTCTGGTGCCGAAACGAATCACGGGCCCCGTAGCTAAGAACGTTACTAACATCGGTGCGCAAGTTGGCGCTCAGGCAGTTGGCGGTGGCGGGTTCGAGGCTGCTGCACAAGTGGCAACCGAAGGGAAAGTTAGTAAGCCCGGAGAAATCTTGGCCGAAGCCTTCGGCGGTCTTGGCACTGCGCCCTTAGAGGTCTATACGCAAACGCGTGCAGCGGCTCGCGACGCAAAGAAAGCACAGCCTGCGGAAACCAAAGAGCGGGTTGAGCCCGAGATGGGCGACTGGGAAGTCGAAGCAGAAACACCCACCGCCGAGACCCGCACCGCCGAGCTGACCGAGAAGTACCGTGGCATGGGCATGATGAAGGACGACGCCGAGATGCTGGCGCGTCGGACTGTTGCCGAGCAAGATGCAGAAGCCGCAAAAGCAGCCGAAGCTGAGGCCGAGTTTGTCGTGGATGAAACACCTGCCGAAACAACCGTTGCTCCTACTGTAGAACCCACGGATGTTGAAGCGGCACCGACACTGGAGTCGCTCACTGCCGAGCTCGTTGACCAAGGCTTGCCGGAAGAAGAAGCGCGTGTGTTGGCCCAGATGCGTCTCGACAGAGAAAAGCCCGTCATCACGCAGCCAGTGCAGGCTCCGTCGGCGATCATTAGCCGCGAGGCCCCTCCGACACTGGAGTCCCTCACCACAGAATTTATCGACCAAGGGCTGACCGAGGACGAAGCTCGCGTTCAGGCTCAACTATTTTTGGATCGGAGCAAGAGTGCGCCAACTGAAGGGAGACAAGATGTTGCAAGACCTGACACAGAGCCAAGTGGAGTCAGCACTACAGTATCTGCACCTGCAGCCGACGAGCTTTCCACCGCCGAACGACCTGAAGGGGCTCAACGAGATGGAGTGGTTCCTGCTCGACAGGATGCTGGAGTCGTTGCTGAAAGAGAAGGAACACAGCCAAGTGCAGTGACCGAAGCTGAAGCCGAGCGGATTAAAGCGGAAGACGAGCAAAATGCGGCGTACGAAGCCAAGAAGGCCAAAGCCCAAGATATTGCTCGTAGGAACGCAAGCACTGCGTTTGATCAAGTGGGTGAGTACGCTGATCTCGATGAAGCGCTAGATTCGTACCGCACAAACATGGCAGACACTCTGGCGGAAGAAGGGCTCAGAACCGACCCCGACTACGACAGTCTGCTCAACGCTGCAAACCGCGCATTTGACGCCGAAGTTAACAAGCAAAGAGGAACCACGACCGATGGCACTGCGACCACTGAAACCGTCCAAGCAAAAGAAGAAGGACAAGAAGCACCAGCAACCAAGCGAGGCCGTCCGATAACGCTCACGCCCGAGCAAAAGGCTCAGCGAGACAAAGAGCGCAAAGAGGACCGAGCCTCTCGTGGTCGGCACGAGCGTGCGGTAAACAAAGCAGAGGCGTCTCTGCAAAAAGCCCTAGCTCCGCTGGACGAAGGCGAGTTTGCCAACGAGGCCGAACTCAAAGAGGCTCAGGATGACCAGCGTGCCGAGCGCCGCAACGCGGTCAAAGAACTCCTGCGCGTGTCTGAGGAGTCCGGGCTCAAGCCAGAGGGCAAGCGTGCACGCAAGATTCTCAAGGATGCCAACATCCCTCAGACCGAGATCGACGACATCAAGCGTGGGCTAGCTCGCGCCAAGAAAGCACTCTCGGACAAGACCAACTTGCTGGGCCCAGTATCTTCTACTGAGCGCAAGGGCGCAGCGGTTACCAAAGCAGACCCAGCCTTCGGCGCGTTCAAGACGGGCGCACAGGCCATCGGCCACATCATCAAGACTGGCACCCGGTTCCAGAAAGCCGTCGCCCAGCGCCTGCGCAATTTTGTGCGTGACGTTGATTTCGTTGTGCTTGAGCAAGATTCTGAAATCCCTGCGCAGCTTCAACAAGCCAAATACGCACCCCAGTGGGAACGGTCACGCGCTCTGTATATCGAGAATTTCAAGACCGGCAAGCGCGTGGTCTACGTGCGCGGTGCATCCTTCGGCAACTCCCAAGGGGTGAACAACGTCACTGTGCTGCACGAGCTGCTGCACGCCGCCACGGTCAAGAAGATCGCACTGGCGCAGGAATACATCAACAAGGGCATCAACCTCAACACTCCACTGGTACGTGCGTATCAGGACCTGCTCGACACCATGCGGGCAGCGCAGGACCGCCTGATTGAGATGAGCGACAACGGTGAGGTAACCGACGCGCTTGCTGATTTGTACGAGAGCACAGACGGCGAGATCGTTGCAGACCCCCGCGAGTTCTTGGCGTATGGCATGTCGGACGAGCAGTTCCAAGAGTTCCTCATGTCTGCTGAGGGCGTGCAGGAAGACACATCGTTCTTCACACGTTTCGTGGACTCCATCCGCCGCATGTTCGGCATGGACGACTCGGACATCAACGCCCTGTCTGACCTCATCATCGCCACTGACTCCTTGCTCACTTCCCGTGTCCCTCGCGGCGAGAGCCTGCCCGGCACTGGGTTGCTGTCGCAGGTCAAGAAAAAGTCGGTCAAGATTTCCGCAGCCGAGCGCAAGCTCATGCGCAGCAGGGACGCACAGGAAGTCGCCGAAGACATCGGCATCCTCACCACACTGCGCGACCCCCAGTTGTTTGTGGATACGCTTGGCGCTCTATGGGCTACGGCTAACACCACCAAGCTGAAGGCACTCCTGCCTGCAATCCAGACCAGTAACTTGGTGGAGTGGGCACAAAATTTAGGTATCCCCGAGCTGGGCCGTACTTGGCGCATGAGCCAAGACATGAGCGCGATGCGCAACAAGATGCTGTCTGCGTCTTCTGACGTAGTGCAGGAGTGGCTGAAGATTCAACCCGGCGTGGTCGGCAAGCTGCGCGGCAAGAAGAACGAGCTGACTGCACTGGCTGATGTCATGCACTACTCGACCGACCAGCGGATCGACCCAACCAAGAGCACCAAGGACCCAGTGCTCAACAAGATGTGGAAGGCTTTGAGCCCACAAGCTCAGAAGGTTTACGCTGAAGTCCGTGATTTCTACCAAGCGCAGTACGACTTGTACCGTGGCTTGCTCGACGCCCGTATTGCCGAGTCTAGTATCCCCGGCGAAGTTGACGACCCAGACACACCCAAGGGTCAGTTGATGGCGGAGATCAAGAAGGCGTACGAGAACGGCAAGGGCATGGCCCCGTACTTCCCACTGATGCGCTACGGTAACTTCTGGGTGCGCGTCGGCAGCGGCAAGTCCAAAGAGTTTTACATGTTCGAGAGCCAAGTGGCTCGGGAGCTGTTCATCAAGAAGCGCGTGCGTCAGTTGCAAGCCGCTGGAGATAGCCGCACCGAGGCGCAGATGCGTGAAGACCAAGACCTCGACAGCGGTAACGAGCTGTCCGGCCTGCGCAAGTCCAGCATCGAGAACAGCACCATGCTCAAGAACATCTTTGAGCTGCTCGACGTGCCCGGAGCCAACCAAGACATTGAGGCGCTCAAGGACCAGATTTACCAGTTGTATCTGACCACGATGCCAGAGAACAACTTCCGCAGGCAGTTCATCCACCGCAAGGGTACTGCTGGTTTCTCCGGTGACGCACTGCGCAACTTCATCACGTCGTCCGTGAACATGGCGAACCAGTTGTCGCGGATCAAGTACGGCTACCAGATGCTCAACTCTATCGACACTGCACAAGCGTCGCTAGATGGAAACCCAGACAAGCCACGGCTGGAGATGCTGGTCAAGGAGATGGGCAAGCGCGTGGAGCTGGACGTGTACCCGGAGGTGGACAGCCCGTTCTTGAACAACGCAGCCAACTTCTTGAACAAGTCGGCGTTCCTGTACTTCATGACCTCGGTGAAGACTGCCCTTGTGCAGCTCTCGTCGCTGCCTATCTTCGGTGCGCCAGTGCTCATGTCTCGACACAACCCGCTGCAGGTGGTCAAGGAGATGGGCCGCTTCATGCTGGTCTACAACCAATTCGGTGTGGTCAAGGACGGCAAGCTGGTGATGCCGACTATCGAGGCATCCAAAGAGATCAACATGAACGCAGACGAGCGTGCGGCTATCGAGGCTATGCACGATCGGGGTATCGCGGAAGTCACGCTGACGTACGACTTGATGGACCGCCAAGATAAGCCGACTACCAAGTACACCAGTGCGTTCAACACTGGAACCAACTTGATGGGCGCACTGTTCCATCACACCGAGCGTCTCAACCGCGAGATCATGTTCATGTCTTCGTTCCGCTTGAGCCGCAACGAGGGGATGAGTGTTGAGGATGCCATCGAGCAAGCGGTTAGCGATACGTATGCAGCCCTTGGTAACTTCACCGCTCAGAACCGCCCCCGTGTCATGCGAGCCCCTGCTGGGCGCGTGCTGCTGCAGTTCAAGATGTTCCCGATGTTCCTAACTACCTACCTGTTGCGCAACGGGTATCGTGCTACTGCCGGTATGGACGCAGCCACAAAGAAGGAAGCGCGGATTCAGTTGCTCGGCACGCTGGGCATGTCACTGTTGCTTGCAGGTTACGTCGGTGTCCCCGGTGCAAGCATGGCGCTCGGCGCAGCTCAGGCGTTTATCAACGCAATGCGAGATGAAGAGGACGAGGAAGACGATCCGCTGGAGAAGCGCGACTTGGAGTTTTGGTTCCGGTCGGTGTACTTGCCCAACCTGTTCGGTGATGTGAAGATCGGCGATCAAAAGCTCGGCGAGGTTATTGAGGCAGGTGGTCTGGATTCGCTCACTGGGTACGACATGTCCAGCAGTTTGTCCATGAACAACATGTGGATGCCCGAGCTCAAAGAGCAGCGCACTGCGCAAGCCACAATGATGGACTACGCCATGTCTCTCTTGGGGCCAAGCGCAAGTTTGTACCTCAAGCAGTTCCCTGCAGCCTACGATGACTTTGCCGCTGGTAAGACTATGCAAGGGTTTGAGAAGCTGCTGCCAGCGTTGTTCCGACAGCCTCTCACTTCGTATCGGTACTCGCAAGAAGGCGCACGTACAGCTACTGGGGCCGTGCTCAAGGAAGCCGACGAGTTCACAAATGGACAGCTCGTTGCTCAGGCTTTGGGTTTCCGCACCGAGGGTCTGGCTGCTGTGCAAGAAGCAAACTTCAAAGCCGAGGCGATTCGCCAGAAGGTTGTGCAGGAAAAGGGCAAAGTACGCGCCCGCCTAGACCGCGAGCTTGAGCTGGGTTCCGACGAGGGTGTGGATGACGCGATGGAGAATCTGCTGAAGTTCAACGCCAAGAATCCGCAGTCGGCGATCAAAGCCAGCGAGCTGCCCAAGCAGTTGCTCAACCGGGCCAAGCAGCGTGCGATGTCGGACCGTGGGTTCAAGGTGGACAAGGACATGTACCCCTACCTTGCCGAGCTGCTCGACTTGTCACGCGAGAAGATTGAGCGGGAAGCTGCCAAGCCCGAGGAATAAAAAACCCCCGGACTTGCCGGGGGTGAAGGGGAGTTTCCAGCGGAAGGAGCTAACTTCGTCGGAAGTGTTGGCAACTGCGATGTAACCAACAAAAATAGTGTAGCTCAAACGCGCCACACCCGCAATCCCTTCACGCCGTCCTCAACTACCACCTTCGTTACTACCTCCATGCGTAGGCGTTTGACTACGCGAGCAACTGTTGCGCGAGCTGCCACGGTGTCGATGCAGGGGACAAAGAACGATCGCCCCCTGCGGAACTTCTGCCAGTTAATTTGATACGTCACTGTCTCGATCTTCATCGCTTGGCGCAGGTTGGTCGATGTGGATAAAGTCGAAGTTCTCGGCGTTGAAGCGCAGCACGCGCACAGCAGGAGACAACACTTTCATGCCCTTGGCCATCCGCTTGTTCGTTGCTTCTTTGAAGGCCCCGGTGGTTGTCAGCTCTCTGATCGTGTCCTTGTAATTTATCTGGTACTTGACGCAGTAGTCCTTGAAGCTCTTAGCCGCAATGAAGAGTTCTTTTGTGTCTGGCTCGTAACGTACCAGCAACTCCCCCTTCGGCTCCATAAGAGGCATCGACGACAGGTTTGTCCGAGCGTCGTTCAGACCGTTGACCACAAGCGTGTTTGCCATGTGCGCGTTGATGTATTCGCCGAGGACGGATGCGGTTGAGTTGAACTCTGCAGGCTTTACGTCGCCGCGCATCTCGTTGAGCATCTTGATCGTCCACTCGTAGATCGCACGCATGTCGTAGTCGTGGAGCCCGAGGTTCTTGGCGATCAGGCCCCCTGCGATATTGCAAGCTGCTGTGGCCGACCAGAAGCGTTCTTTGGCTGTGACCTGCAAGTCTTTGTCGATGCGTGCTTGGACTTTTCGGACCAAGTCGGTTGCCGATTCCAAGTTGTTGACGAGCCACTGCAAGTAGACTTCCCCGGCATGGCCGAAGTTCTGCATCAACTGGTGGTCGAACATGTGCTTACCCTCGGCTACCGAGATCACCGTGGTGGGGGCAATCTTGTACTCAAGCAGACGCATGTTCTCGCCGTCGGGGGAGTTCTTGGCCGCACCCAGTTTTTCGTAGAACGATGCGTTCGATGAGGTAAGCGTGATGCCCTGCCACTTGGTGTTGTTGATCCGCATCTCGTTGCTCTGCGACTTCATGCGGTCTTTGCCTCGGCCTTGACTGATACCGTAGATCAGGTCGGAGAACTCCATTGCTGGGATGTTCGTGATCTCGTCGATCGTATTTGCCAAGTTGTTCATGACACCGAGGCGGAACATCTTGGAGTTGGCTGTGTCTTTCCAGATAGACGCAAGCTCAGAGGGGTGCCCCATGATGCTGTTGCATACATACAACGTAGTTGACTTGCCCGTACCGGAGTCTTTGTGGATCAGGTTGATGATCGCGCCCTTCATCCCGGTGAACTTGAGCAGCGGAGAACCAAAGCCTGTGAGCGCAGCAAACGCATTGGGCTCCAGCCCCGGCCTGTTGTACATGTTGAACACATCTTTCCAAGCGTCCATGTTGCCTTCAGCGCGGATGTTGGCCGATATGTCTCTGGTTGTCGCAGACGGAGGGCTGTAGAAAACGCCGTCCTTGGTGATCTCCCGGTCCCCCAGAATGAACTTGCTGTCGTCGTCGATCCACCCAAATTGTGTCCTCATAATTTCAGCTTTCTTTTTGAACTGCAGGTTCTTGATGAACGTAGTCAGGTAGTTCGACAGAGAAGTCATTTGCTTCGTAGTCGGCACCACACCGTAATGCGCCAGAACCTCACGTAATTTTTCTTTGACCACGATGGCCGTTGCGGGGACGGCAAACTCTTTGACCCCGTCTTGTGGAAGGTGCAGTCGCATCAGCGCGACCTCGCCCATCTCTGAATGTTTCATGCGCTTGACCACATACAGGTCGTGCTCGTACACAAGTGTCGGCTCTTCTTCGTCGTCTTCAGCCTTCTTGTACACACCGCCGTTCTTGCCACGGAAATAAGGAAACGGATACTCTGGAATCCGTACCGTTTCAACTACGCCGTCTTCGTCTTCCACCTCAACTTCGCCGTCATCGTCGGCTTCAGCTATCTCCATACCCAGAACGATCGGGGACTTGATCTTCCCTTCGTGGGGGCATCCGGTGCAACCGCTGGGGTTAAGTTTCTTGAACGTAGCGCAGTGGTGCGGGCCACCGCTTTTGTGAATGTTTGCGAGTTTGCGGTCTACCTCGGCAGCGTCGTAGCCTGCGTATTGATCTGACAGCTTATGTGCAGCCCACGGACCGTCAATACAGTGTGCAGCGATCGACAGCGCGGAGAACCACAGGGGCTCTTCTATGTCGTTTTGGTTTTCGTAGCAATGCAGCAGTTGGTTGCATCCGTCGCCTTGGGCCGAGCGGATCATGATGGTCTGAAACTTCTTGACCTTGTTGCCCATCAGGGCTTCCATCATAGGGCTGACCGTGCGCGGCAGAAAGTCAGGGATGCTGTCTTTTGGCTCCGGCGCTCCGAGCAGTTCTTTCAGTTCTTCGTACGTGAAGCGGGGGGTGTCTGTGTTCCACACTTCGACAGGCTTGGGGTTTGCCTTGTCCTTGAAGTTGAACGAGTTCAGTGGGCGCAGTACCCGAGACGCCTCAAACACGGAGGAGTCAACGATCAGATTGTTTTCTTCGCACAGCTCACGTAGGCGTTGCGACAGTGGCTCCCACTCGCGGCGGGAGATGGTTTTATCAAGCAGCCAGTAGGCGTGTATGCCGTTACCAGAGTTGATCAGAATGGGTTTGGGTAGGCCGACTGCCTTGCAAAAACGGGAGAACTCTGTAAGTCCGATCTGTTGGTCGAGATAGCCCTTGATGATGCCCTTCTCGTCGGGCACGCCCTTTGTGGGGCCGCAGTCGATGTCCATCCACAGTGCCTTGAAGAACTGGGCGTTCTCGTGCGTGCGGTTGTTCTCGGGGCCAAACTTGGCGCACCCGAAATAGGCATCGATTTTGTTCTGGACGAACTCTTGGATCAGCTCCTCAGCTTCTTCTCTTGTGTCTGCAAACCGCTGGTCTGCGTACCGACTAATCCCCATCACGCAGTACCGGCCTTCTGGCGGCAGTACCACGTCTAGTAGGTCGAAGTTGTGCATGGGTCAGTCTAGCCAGTTGTGAGTTTTGTTTTTCAGTGCAGCGATGTGCTCGCGGATGTACCCATGCCGAGAAGGGAGGGGAACACCGTCCCCCTTGAACCAGTTGTAAATCGTCATACGGCTTACGCCGAACGCATCTGCTACGCGATCTACACTTATGTTGGCACGGATGCACTCACGGCCCAAGGCCACACCCAGAGACCTAGCACTTGCTTTCTTGTTCGCTTGCACCAAGCTCTGGCTGTAACCGTGGCTCATGATTACTCCTCTTTAGTCCATGCGTCGAGCACAGAGTTCAAGTCCTTCTTAGCCTCGGGCGCAGGTGCTGCAGCCTTCTTGCTAGGGCGAACTGTTGGCTCGGGCTCGGCGGTCTCCTCGGCAGCTTGGGGCGCAGGAGCAGCGGCTTGGGGCGCAGCCTTGGGGGCTTCCAACTTCTGCTGACGGCCAGACGCATCCGCTTGGTACGGAGTCATCACGACCATCTTGTGCACTTCAGGCTTCTGCACGGCCACGCTCGTGACTGCGTACTCGTTCTTGTTGATGAACCGCGCTGGAGTGAACAGCACCGACTGGTTGTCGTTGTCTTCATTGAAGCTGATCTGGGTAACGACGTAGTCCAAACTCTTGCCGTTGTTGGCCAGATACTTCGCGTAGTTCTCGAACGTGTGCGAGTTGTCGCCACTGCCTTCACCGAACAGAGACTTGGATGCCAAGTTCATCTGGTAGACCTCACCCTCAAGCGATGTGCCGAAATCTTCTTCGAGCACAAGAGCCAGTCGGCGGGAGTAGCGGCATGCCTTGGAGTTACCCATGCCAGAGCCCTTGATGTTTTGGGGGCAGGCATCGCAGCGAGCTGCTTGTGGGTTTTGCGAGCCAGCATCTGGTGTCGCGCCGTCATTGCTGAAGCAGTCAGGTGCGCTAGGCTCAGCATCTGGAGTCCATTGCTTGACGTAGAAGATACGTCCGACTTTGGGGGATGCGCTGACCACGATGGCATTGAGGTTGCCCTTGATCTTGCCCATTTCTTCTTTGCCGACGACTTTGCGGAAGATGCCGTTTTTGGGCACGATGCGCTTGACGCCGGAGTTGCCAGCCAGTTGCTTGGTGAGTTCACTGACGCCAGCAGTTTGCAGGAAGTCAGGCAGGTTTTGGTCGATCACTGTAATGTTGCTCATTTCATTTTTCCTTTGCACGTCTAACAACCACGGTATATTGACTTTCGACATTCAGCCCTTGCGGGTAAACGTCTGGATTCTCTGAGAGGAAGTCCTTCATGTTGGTTTGATGAAGTCTCTTCTCAAGCAGGCCGAATGCACCAGTCTCCTCGATGAAGCTGTACATTGAATCCCAATCATTCGTCCAGTACCGTGATTTCACTGAGCGGATGATCGTGCCGTGCGGGGTGCGGATGCTGTCGGCATCCATGTCTTTGCAGATGTCCAGCATTTTTTCTGCCAGAAGGTTCTGTTGATCTTCGAGGTCTTTGTCTTGAGCCTCGAATTGTTTTTTGAGGTCAGCGCGGTGGTCGCGAATCTTGATGTAAACCGCAGTCAAATCGCCTACGTTGCGGTCTTCGGAGGGAGTTCCCCCCTGAACTTCGTCGTTCATGCTAGCTCCTTCGTGTTGTGGTGGGGTTATTATAGGGCTTCTGTTGACACTGTCAATAGGTCATCAGAAATTTCTTCGCGGTAGAGGTCAATTATTTTTGAGTGGTTGTCGATGTTGTTCTGCAACATGTTGTACAGACGCTGCTCAACTGCACTGCCCTTGATGTGCACCACTGTCATATTGTTCTTTTGACCGGGGCGATCGATCCGTGCGTTGGCTTGCAGATAGGTCTCAACGCTGGAGACGGGAGCGTACCAGATAACAGTGTTAGCCGCAGTCAAGGTTAACCCGTGGGAGGCCGCTTGCGGCTGGATAATGAGCACCTTTGGATCAGTCTGGTTCTGGAAGCGTTGCACTGCGTCACTGCGCTTGTTCAAGCTCACTTCGCCGTTAATGACGTCGCAGGTTATGCCGCTTTTTTCGAGGTGCGTCTTCAGCAGGTTGATGGTGTGCGTGAACGGCACAAAGACGAGCACCTTGTGTGACGACTCCTCGATCACTTCCTGCACCACGTTGAGACGGTTTGATACATCAAAATCCACCACCTCGCCCGTGTCGGTGTAGATGGAGCCGCAAGATATTTGCAGCAGCTTGTTGATTGCCACTGCTGCGTTAATCGCAGAGATTTCTTCTCCACCGGCTTCAATCATGAGCTGCGACTTGAGCTTGTTGTAAAACTTTACTTGTTGCGACGTGAGGGGGGCGTCACGCTCTACGAACGTAACTGGTGGCAGGTCAAGACACTGGGCCTTCTCAAACCGAATTGCTGGCTGCAGTGCTTTGTGCACCACATGGATGGCTGTTGGTTTCGGCACCCACTTGTACATCGTTATCTTGTTCATGACGGAGTCACGAAACTGTCCGAAGAAGGGGGGCACGCCCGTGGGGTTCACGAGTTTTGCCAAGCCATACGCATCCGCAGGGGACTGAGCAGCAGGTGTGCCTGTCAGCATCCACAGCCCTTTGACCTTGCGGTTGATGTCACGCAAAATTTTCCAACGGTCTGTCTGCGCGTTTTTGTACGCAGACGCTTCATCTACGACGATCAGATCGAAGCCGCCATTGATAACCTCGTCTTTGACAATACCGAGCCCGTCGAAATTAATGACGACATACTCGGCACTGCCGTTGACGATTTCTTTGCGCTTGGTCCGAGACCCATGAGCTACGGCTACGGTGCGATGCAGAGCAAACTTGAACAGGTCGTTCTGCCACGCTGACTTCATGATCGACAGGGGGCACACAACCAAGACGCGCTTGATCGCACCCACGCTCATGAGGTAGTCGGTCGCCCAAATCACTGATGCTGTTTTGCCAGTGCCCTGCTCGTTGAAGCAGAACGCTTTGCGATTACTAACAAGGAACTCGGCAGTTAACTTCTGATGGTCGAACGGTTGAAACCCATGAGGGCGGGGCCATTCGTATTCTGATAGGTTCATTTTGCTTTGCGCTCTCTTGTGCTGGTTTGGGATACGAGGTCGTGGCCGGAGTTGCGTTTGAACGAACGGTTAGCTGACGCAGATACAGCACGTAGGTTTGACTTGGTTGTCTCGCCGCCGTTGGACAGAGCCTTCTTGTGGTCCACGTCCTTGCCATCGCCTTTGCTGACTTTGCCAGCGGCCTCCATGAGTCGCCGCGCTTTGTTGCGCTGGGCTCGCTTCTTCTTGACAGCTTCAGTGCCGTCGTAGTTCTCGTACTCTTTTTTGTACGGGCGGGGTTTGTTTACGTAGGGCATCATTCACTCCTGTTGTGCTCACATTGTTTGACCGGACAGAATCGGCACAGCGGTCCAGTCACGGGGTTCCAAACACCATTTTCTAACGCCGCTTCGATCCGATCAAGGTCCGGCACGAATTTGTTCAGGTAGGCTTCCTTCAGGTCGGCGACGTGCTCGGCGCGTACGAACTCTTTGCTCACCACAAACAGCAGCGCAGACTTGACTCGCTTGATCTTCGGGAAGTGGGCGAACAGGGCCGCAGCTACCAAGTCCAACTGTTGCTTGTCGGCGTAGCGTGCTGACTTGCTGGTCTTGTAGTCCACAGAGTGCGCGAGCCCCTTCTCCTCCGAGATAACGACGAAGTCGGCGATGCCCCTCCACCACACGTTCGGTGCGTCAAACTTACAGGGCTCGAAGTCACGGGTCAGGCCAAGCTGCAGCTCTACATGCTTCTCACCGGGTATGGCCGAGAGCGTTTCCACAAACGGACGGATGTACTCGAACTTCTCCGGTATTGGCGTGCCGTCTTTGACAAAGTCCTCAGCAGCTTTGTGCACCGCTTGGCCGTACAGCGTGGCCGTGGTTGGCGGGTCCTTGATGTCCTTTGCCACCTTGAGGTGGTAGTACTTCTTGGGGCACTGCTGAAATGTCTTCAGGCTGCTGTATGACCATGTAACGCTCATTAACAATCTCCGTAGCTTTTACCAAAACCGGACTCACAGTTTAGCGGGAGTTCAGGCCCCCATGTAGGGCGTATCTTCATGCAAATCTCGACGTACTCCTGCGCACGTTCGACTTCCGCCTCGGGCACGATACAGGCGATCGCGTCATGCACCGTCATGACCACTTTGTATTTCTTGGCAACCATAAGCATTTGCTCGCCGATGATGATCCGCGCAAGGGCTTGGCACACGTTCTCCACCACCTTGCCGCCGTAGATGCGGTTGGGGATAATGGCTTTGCCCTTCTTGGTGTCGTAGACGTACTCGGGTTTGCCGTCTTGCTCGTTGGTGGCCCAGCGCAGGTTGGGGTACTTCAAATACAAGCCGTTGGGCAGGCGTATGCCTTTTGTACCTTCTACCTTGAGCAGACCGCCTCGGCCCAGCTCGGTCAGTTGGTCGCCGATAACTGCACCAAGGATGTTGTTGGCAGCTCTCCACAGCTCCGTGATCTTCGGATACGTTTGGCGGTACGTGGCGATGATGCGTTGAGCTTCTTCCAGTTCAACATCCACGCCAAAGTTTTTGAGCTGCGCCTTGAACTTAGCCGCTCCCATGCCGTACCCCGCCCCAAGGATCGTCGTTTTACCAACGAACCGTTCGTCTTTCGTAATCTGCGATATATCCTTGCCGTAGATAGCAGATGCCATGATTTTGTATACGTCCTCGCCACGATCGAATGCCTCCACCAAGTCGTCTTGCCCAGCTAGCCATGCCAGCGTACGCGCTTCAATCTGCGAAGAGTCTGAGTCGATCATCATGTACCCCGCTGGGGCAACGATCGCCTTCTTCAGCGGAGAGCTCCTCGGCAGGTTCTGCAGGTTGAGTTTGTCGTCACCACCCCAACGCCCGGTGTGTGCAGCGTAGTAGCGCAGTGGTACAGGCAGCTTGCCCCTTTCTGCGATAGAGATGAAACGCTCGGTGCGAGTCTCCTCCAGCGTAGACTTTGTGCCAAGCCTAGCAGCCACAAGTGTCTGTACGTAAACGTCATCATGGTCGAGCAGTGCCTTGAACTCCTCGTCGTTCTTGGCAAAGGCGTAGGTCTCTTTGCCCGTTGCCGCACTGATCTTCATCGGGGGCACAACGCCATGCGAACGCAGCAGCTCGGCAAACTTCGGGTTGCTCATCAGCTCTTCTTTGCTGTGCACGATGGTGTCCATCAACGCCTGCTTCTTCTCACGCACAGATATGATGTGGTCGGCGAGGACTTTCGTGTCCAGCTCCAGCGTGGGCTGTGTGTACATGCGCAGCGTCAAGTCAATCAGGCGCAGCTCCGTAGCGGGAAAGCCCTGTGCCATGTGTCGGAACAGTTGGTACGTCATGGCAACGTCGTTCTTGCAGTACTCCCCGTACGTGGCTAGGTGCTCCGGCGTGAAGTCTGCGCGATGGAAGCCCTTGGCATCGTTGACCTCTGTGCCCTTGACGCCGACGTTGTAGTGCTCCGCAAGTACCTTCAAGCTGCCGCCCACCTCGGTGCCGTGCAGTGCACGCCCCATGCTCAGCGTGTCGAGCAAGCCCTTGGGGTGTATGTCAAACAGCCAGCCCATGATGGCTCCGTCGAATGCCGTGTTGTGCGCCAACATCAGCGAGTTCTCCCAGTCGTACTGCTTGAGGAACTTCTCGGTCTGCAGCATGGAGCCGCTAAACCAAACTGGCTCGCCGTCATCCTCCTGCACTGATACGCCGATCACTTCAAACTCGGGGCCGCGCACGTACTCCTCGGTGGTCATGCGACTCAGGCTGTACTCGGTGGAGTAGAAGGTCTCGAAATCGAGTGTGATGATTTTCATTTGGAGCTTCCGTTTCCGTACAGTACACGGGGGTCAACGTGTTGCCGGTACTGGGCTAGTTGTTGCTGTATCTGCATGTCAAGCTGGGCGTGTTGATGCAGAGCTGTCGTAAAGTTACCGTGGGTTGAGAGGCCCCACTTATCTTTCGGTGTCGGGTTAATCACTTCGTTGGTGATAAGGCTCAGCAACTCACGGCGCTTTTGGGTCTTCTTGAACTTGGCCCACTCTTTGTCCAGCACCTTGCGTTCGGCCCAAGTGAAACCATGCTTCATTTCTACCAAGTCTCTCCACCTGCTGCCATACTCAAAGTCTTCGGGCCGCTCGTGCATACGCGCAACCATGACGCGCACTTCGGATGCGCAGAAACGGATAAGGAATTTCTCGACCATCAGAAAATCCCCCGTTTGATTAGTCCGCCCTCGGCTTTGGGTATTGCTTGGTTGTAGTACTCTTTTTTTATCGCTTGTTCTTTCTCGTCCTCTTCGCCTCGGAGCACTGTGGCTGCTGCCCTAGATGTAATCTCCAGACGTCGAACTTCTTTGAGGCCTTCAAAGATAGCGGCCTTCTCGATCTCAGTCATCACCTCGCGCAGTGTGTCCTTGAAAATCCACCGCCACCGACCACCATCATCAAAGAATTCTTCGGGGTTGGTCTTCATACGGTTCAGGATGATCTGCACGCCGTTGTTCAGGTCGTAGTCTTCTTTGTCGCTCATTGCATGCACTCCGCTATTACGTTTTTGAGGTAGTCGAGGTTGGTCTCGTTGATGATGCAGGCGTACCCGCCAGCTTTGTTGACTTGGTCGAGGTTCTTGAGTTGGAGGGCCGTTGCTAAGCCCTTGCCTGCCTTGGCTTCGATCGCCACAAACTTGCCGTTCACACAGCACAGGAAGTCGGGCACGCCGCTGTTGCCGTAGCCAGTGCCGATAGGCATGGCGTAGTAGACGTTGTGTTCTTTGAGTATGGCCTTGATCTTGGCCTTGACCTTGGCCTCTGGGGTCGTAGCCATCAGTCAACCCATTCCATGAACGTGTTGCCCTTGTGCTGGAAGATAGCCAGTCGAAATACTTTACCAACTGTTGGGTCGTTCTCGCCGTCGTAGTTGTAACTACACTGCTCGCAAGTGAACTCGATGAGCATGCCGTGCCTGCGTGGGCTTGGGTTGCAGGTGTCTCGTGCGGGGAACTTGGTCGCTTGCACGTTGTGGCCGTCTTGTGCAATGACTGTGACTGTCTCGGGGTCCTCACCACATTCAAAGATCGTGGTGTTGCCTTGGTGAATGTTGCCGCCGCTCCCGCATGGGCAGCGTAGCTCGCCGTAGTTATCGCTGTCAACCACAGCGGGGTTTAAACCGAATGCCATCTAATACTCCAATCTGTTTAGGGAACGGTCATCATATCATCGCTCTTTACTTTGTCAACACCCAGACGAAAAAAAGCCCGCACTTGGCGGGCTAGTAGTTTCCCTAACAATGTTAGGTGTCAGACAGAATGTTCAATCTCGCGCTTGAGATACCAGATTGCTTTCTCAAGGTCTTGCTTGCGACTGCCTTTGTGGTCGGCACGGGTGATGTACTTCACTGCGTTGCCCATGTTGTAGTTCAAACGCTTGGCCTCGATGAAGTCGATGGTCTCGATACCGCCTACCTTGTAATGGGCAGGGTGGTTGACCGGGTCGGACTTGGGTTCAATCATTTCGATTTGCGGGTTACGAATTCGGCCCTTACCTGCCTGATACGCTAGCTCCATCTCCTTCTCAACGCTGTTGTCAGACGTGCTGATATGCAGGGTCTTCCACTTCTTCGGCACAGGTCGTGGTGTTCTGGGCACGGGCATTGTTTTCTCCCCTGCTTTTTTCATTTCATATTTGATTACTGAAACGTGCTGTGCGGTAACGTTTAGCACTTCGGCTACCTTCTTAGGTGTAGCTGTTGGGTTGTTTCGCAGGTATGCACGGATTTTTGCTGCGGTTGAGTTTGCGTGTTTAGACATTGTTTGCTCCAGTCTGTTGGTTAACGTAGTTCACTAAAATCTCCCTGATCTTTGCTTGTTTTGAATACTCGTGGTGCTTGCCAAAGTAGTCCAGCACATGCGCAGGTAGCCGTAGGCTTGTGCACAACATGCGTGGCTTCTTGCCGGGGCCCCGCCCCTTGCGTTCTTTTTTAGGTTCGATTGCTTCTGTGTTCATAGCAGTGCTTCGGGTTGGTTAGTTGTCGGTTTCCGTCTTTCGACGATAGACAGGTGCATCAAGTTCAAGACCTTGGGATCGGCCCGATCGAACGGCCACCACGCTTTTGTTACGAGGGCGTGGAGTTGTTCCCGCTGCGACTTGTTCAAGCGTGATGAATATGTGTGTGTTGCCGCATTCTTTTCTGCGCCAGATTTCGTTGGTGTCTTCATTGACTCGTGTCTCCAGTGTGCGGGTCCATACGCCACAGATAGGGCATTTCATAGTTCGTGTTTGTTGAGGTAGGGTTTGATGTGGGGGGTGGCCCGGCTGTAAATGCCGAACGCTTTGTAGTCTGTGCTTACGACCGCACCCTTAGCACGAAACGCAACGTCTTGCAAAAAGATGCTGGGTTGCTTGTTGTACGCCCAATGAAAAGGCGAGTTGGGGTGGCAGTTGCAAGCTAGTTTTTTCATGGTGCCTTTCAAAACGAAACAGTTACGTTCAGGGTCGTAGCGCGTGAGCGCGATGGTGTCGATCATTTCTTCATGTTCCTCACGTATGCCGCAAAGGATGCTGCGGTATCTCCAAGCACCTTCATCTTGTCGAACTCTCGGGCAACTTCTTCCAGTGTTGCGTTGCGCAGGTTGCGCTCGTAGTCGTGCTCCCGCTCCACTGCTTTGTTCCTTGAACTCACGTAGTCTTGAATGTCGTCGTCATCTTCTCTCATAGTGCTCTCCTTATTTCTCTTACCTTGTCACGGGTCAAGCCCATGTTGAATACGCTGGTCATGCGAATTACTTTGATGGTCTTTTGCGCACTGCGTTTGCGGTTTGCCCGAATGTCAGGCTTGGGCTTTGGCTTGTCTTCCTTATCTCCAAGCATGTACACCGCCCGTGGGTAGCGCCGCGCATCGTCGTGCTCGTAGGTCCAGTTGGCAACGTGTATGCGCTTCTCACCAGCCTTGGTGCGTTTGTTCATGCGGTTCAGTACAGCATGTGCATCGTAGCGTCCAATGTCGGCGTAGTCGGCAAACTCCTGCGCAGTCATGCGCTTGAACTCCGCGAACGCTTCCAGTGCCTTGATGACATGCACGCCTGTGTTGGTTGTCCCCATTACTCTTGCTTCTCCTCAAGTATTGCTTTGATGAAGTTGCCGCAGCGTGTGCAGCAGTACCAGTAGCTGTTAGGCGGCAGGTTCTTGATGTAGGTGACTTGTTCCCAGCGGTGTTTGCATTCAGTCATAGTCCAGCCCCAACTCTCTGGCGTTCTCTGCCTTCTTGTCGAGGGCACGGGCTTGCTTGATGGCATCTCTTGCTTCAATCCAAGGCAGAACAGGCGCTCCGTTATGGTTTGCCAATACGCTTTCCAACGCCTCCAGCGCTAAGTCCAGTGCTTCGTCTTTGGTCATACCCCACTCCCTCTCTTGGCGCACGGCCAGCGGTTAGCCAGCGTGACCTGAACATATACGTCCGCAGCCAGATGCCGCTCGGACGGGATGCGCTCCAAAGATTGCTTGACCATGTCAGTCATTTGGCCCACTGTCACAACCCCCGGTGGGATGCAGATCGTCACACCCGATTGAGAGTCGGCAACCCCTGCGATGTAGCCAAACACCCACATGCGGTTGTCGCCCATGCGGGTGAGTAGCTCTTGCCCCGTAATCAGGGTGGACGACTGCTGAGCATGGACGGAGCAAGACAACAACAGTCCAGCAATGGTTAAAAGTTTCCTCATACTGTCTCTCCTAGTATCTGTGCAACGATCTTCTTGATCCTGCTGTGTGCGTCTGCTTTCGTAAACGGCGCAGTCAGGATGTTGTCGATAGAGACGAGCGCCTCGTAGTATTCAGTGCCTTTCAGGGCATGCTCTAGTTTGTGCTCGTCTTCGGGGTAGTTGAACTCAAGGACGGCTTTCATTTAATCCGCCGCACTAGGTTTACCCACATGGGTTCTTCGCTCACCACAGGTGGGGGCACTATCTTCTCGCTCGGCGGTGTCCAGCCGTACTTGCGCCACAGTGCTTGCACATCGGAGCCACTGCTCCATTTGAAATCAGGATGACCCACGGGTATCCAAGGGATAGTCTTCTTCATTTGTTTGCTCCTTCTGCATCTAACACAACAACGAACACTTCACTGCTTACTCTGCAACCAGCATTCGTCACCATCTGTCTGTACTCGACCAGCTTCAGCAGACCCAGTCGGCCCCGTATTTGTTCGGGGAGGTCATTATCATCAAACAGTTGTACGTTGTCACCTGTTTTAACTATGTATTTACCCTGATCCAACACAACAAGCGCAGCATTGTTCGCGGAGTATTTGCTCCGCACTTCCTCAATAGTGTCTGCGTCCAACTTCTTCTTGTCGTAACTCTCTAACATTGTTAGGTTCTCTGGCGCAAGCACTTTGGAAAACTGCTCGAACGCTTCGCGGTTGTGCTCCATAACAAACTTGAGGCATGCGGTCTCCAGCTTGTACTTGACTGCTTGCGTCTCGTGGTTAGACCGATTCACAGCGGAGGTGATTGCATCGCTCGCATCGCGTTCCGCTTTATCGAGTCGCTCGTTGAGATTACGCTTAACAAAGTACTTCTTAATGGCACTGAGCGCACGCTTGTCGTTGCTCGTGCGCATGCGGCTGTTGTTCACCCGGTGGTTGTATATGCCCACGCCGTGGTTACCACGGAAATAATCTGTCTCTATGTAGCCCAGCTTCTCACCGTCGCAACTGATGTGAATTGTCTTGGGTGTAGCTGCGCTGGTGTCATTGTAGACAAGCCCCTCTAGCTGAAACCGCCATGTCGGGTTAGCCAAGTAAAGCGCATTGAACAGCTCGCCCATCATGGTCGATCTGAATTTGAAGTCGCCGCCCCAGTTGTTGTACCGTTGGTTGACCCGATTCAATGTCTCGGGCTCGAACGATACGTTGGGCAGGTTGCGTGTGTTGAATCTCATTGTGTTCTCCTTACCATTCAAACTTCTTGAGGATGTTGTCCACCTTGGACTTCAGCTCGCTTCGTGCATCGCTGCTTTCCTTGATGACTTCTATGTTTGCCCCTAACATTGTTAGCTCTAGCTGTCGGCGAGCTTCTTCGAGCAGGGGGTTGTTGGTCACGTTCAGCTTTGTCAGCAGCCCGCATAACTCCAGAGGGTTACTGATAAGTGAGTCGTGGTAACGCTTCTTGGCGTCGTCGCCTTCAACGTCTGTCAGCTTCTCCGACATGGTTGTCAGCATGTTGTGTAGGCGGTTCCACGGCTCGCGCACTGCGTCAGCCAGTCGCTCCTTGAACTTGTCCTCGAACTCCTCGCGCATCTCTGCCAAGTCATCCGCAGGTATGTCCAATCGGAAGTCACCTGACTCGGGCATGGGGTTCACGGCTCGGCGGAAACCGAACTTGGCTTTGACTGTCTCCAAGTCTGGATAGTCCTCGGCCTTGTACATCGTGCCAAGATTCTTCTGCGCCTCGCCCACCAGTCGTGGGTACTCGGTGTAAAAGTTGTGGCACATCATGTCGAACGTGCGCTCAAAGTCATTCATGGTCTGCTTGTATTCCATGAACAGCTTGGTCGGCAGCATGCGCTCGCCCTTGTCAGCCCACGGTAGGGTGTGCTGGTTGTGGTACAGGCGAACGCGAGCCGCGAACTTCTCAATGTCTTTGCGCAGGCTCGTACCCGCAAACAGATTCTTCTTGGTCTGCGATGCCCCGGCCACTGCCGATGCGTCTGCATTCACTTTGTCCGTAACCTCTCGGTCGATCTTCGACGCAGGCCACACACTGATGTTCAATTCAACTAACACTGCTGATGCGCTGATACTCATTTGGTTTCTCCTAACATTGTTACTCGGATCACTTCTTGTCTGGCTTGCCAGCCATACGTGCCATGTTCGCAACCTCGTCGGGCACGATCTTCATCGTGAAGTCCCGCTCGGATGGGTACGCAAAGTAGGCGGTGTTGCCTTCTGCATACTTCTCCTCCCATACATGCGCCTTCGACAGAATCTCGGCCACAGTCACTGCGTCCTTGACAGACAGCAGCACCTGCGTATCCCAGCCCAACTTTAATACCATCATGTTGATCTCCTCAGTTGCTGATGTGAATTGTTTTGCCGTTTGGAGCGACACTTGTGTTACCTCCTGTGATGGCCCACATAACCGGAGCAGTCCAGTCACTGCCCCAGTCATTGCCGACATAGCCATCTGTGAGAACGATGATGCACTCAGGAACAATCTTCTTCTCCTTCAGATACTCAGACATGCAGCTTGGGCTTGTGCCCCCGCCACCCTTGGGTTTGGTAGAGCTAACAATGTTAGATACGTCAGCGTCGGCATACTCCTCGTGCGCCGCCACGTCACTGTCCCAATAGATCAGGTCAACCTTCTCGGGGTTTACTTCTTCCGCGATACCCTTTACCTCGGACAGAAACTCTGCGAGCTCAGGCCCACCGATCGAACCCGATGTGTCGATACCCACAACGATGTGGCCCACCTTCTCACCCACCATTGATGGCATGTAGATACCAGTAGACAGGAAGCGCCGGTTGACCCTGCGCCAGCTTGATGTGTCTTTGGCTCGGCAGATTGCTTTCACATACTCACGCAACTCCTCGCGCCAGTTGACCTTGGGCTCCAGCAAGTCTTGCAACTCGCGGTCGAGTCCACCCGCACCCTTGCCGTTGATCTTCTGGTGCGCCATCAACCCCTGCCGGATAGCTTGGTCAATGTCCCGCGCCAGTTCCTTCTTCTGCTCGTCGGTCATCTCCTTCGCACCATCCCAGTCGTGCTCGTCGATACCATCGCCATCATCGCCGCCGCCTTCGCCATCCTTTTGCTCTTGCTTGAGAATGTCGAACACTTGCTTCGTGTTCATGCCACGGAACCGCTCGTCGATCAAGCCTATCTTCTTGCCAGCATGTGGCCCATCCCTGTACATAGGCATGGCGATGACGTTCTCGCCCGGATCGAGGTCTCTGAGCATGAGGTTAATAACGTAGTCACAAGCCCGATTGGCTAACGCGTGATCTTCGTCATGTAACTTCTTCCACGTAGTCATGTGGCGGTACATCTTGTGCCCCGCCTCGTGTGCAATCACAAAGGCAAGCTCGGAGTCACGTAGCTTGCGCACAAACTCACGACCATAAATCTCATCGCGACCGTTGGTGCATGCAGTCGGCACGTTGTCGGCTACCTTCGTCTTGCCCACCATCAAGATACCTTGCAACAATGCAAACTTGGGGTGTCGCATCAAGGTGATCTTGGCCTTCTGAACCTTGCGTTCCTCTAACATTGTTAGCTCCTTGTTTAAAAATCAACTTCGATATGACGAACGACTCTGATAACGTAGTCAGCGTTAAATGAATTTCTTTCTTCAATGTCGTTAGTCTCTTCCCCAATACGTACGAACTCGCAAGCCCACGTACCGTCTTGGCACTTCTCCATGCTTGTGAACTTATCCTCGAACTCGTTGAACGCCTGCACTTCGGGGTAGCTGTCGTACCATTTGTAGTGAGGCACACGGAACACGAACCCCCGCCGCTTGCATGGCTCCTCGCACTCCTCTTCTAAGTATTTGTCCAAGTCCTTCGGAAAGTTCTCGTTAACGAACAGCTTGAGCAGCGGCCATTCGTCTTTCTCGTTGGTGTAGAACACCGCAGTTATCTCGCTTCTATACCCCATGTCTTGCTCCTAACATTGTTAGCTCCTCATGTGTTGTTTATCTTCCTCTGCTGTCAACAGCAAAGTAACGAATCCGAGCACGGCGTAGTAGTCGTGCCCTTCGTACAGCACCTCTCTCGGTGCCGCTGTGTGTATGCTTGGCCTGACGCCCCACCGAATCAAAGTGAACCGATACGGCGGAGCCTTCAGGCTAAACACCTGCTGTGCTATGTCCAAGTCATACCCCCAAACGATTTGCCGGAGCTTGCGCATCTTCCACTCAAGCTCCTCCCATCCAAGCGGGTAGTTCTGAAATGCAATGGTTGCGTATAACATCTCAAAGCAGGTCTTGATTCTTCGCAACCCAGTCCGAGAACGCCTTGCAACTGAACGCAATGGATTGTTTGGATGGTGTACGTGCGATGTTGATAGCAAAGCATGCTTGCCACTCGGGCTCGAACCTCTCCAGATAGGACATGAACGGAGCGATCGTTGTCTTGTCCACACGGGCGATAGCACCGAACACCACGATGGCACATGCGCCGGGGCTTGTGGGTACAGTCGTAGTCTTTGGATGCTCGATGGTTGACTCCCATGTTGGCAGTTGGTCCGAGAACTCGATGTACGCCTGCATGTCACGGGCTGCACTCTCACCGATCGCACCAGTCAGCGCGGCAATCACTGCGTCACTGTCGTTGTCCTTGCGTGTCCTAACAATGTTAGATGCAGTCTCAAGTGAGCGTGGTGATACGAACGCTGTCTGTGTCTTCCTTGGGTTGTAGATGTAAGGGTTGTCGCCCTGTCCACCATCCGTGTAGCTTGCCAGTGCATGAGGGAAACGATTCACCCACGCAATCACCTCGGGCTCGATGCCTTTATTGATGGCCCAGTCGATCCACTGGTCTGCGTCAGGCTTGCTGATCGTCACCGGAACCAGTCGGTTACGGCTGTGTGCTTTGAGGGAGTCGCCCACGCCGTCCGTGCTCAGGTTACCCGTCAAGAATACGATCGTGTCCTTGGTCAGTGGGATGTCACCGAGTCGTGGGTTGGCCTTCTCAAGCATGGGGTGCAGCATGTTCTTCACCGGGTCGGCACCCTTGGTGAACTCGTCGAGCATGATGACCAGTGGCTTGTTCTCGTGGATGCGGAAGCGTGCGTTGGGGTAGTAGCGTGTTGTCTTCGTGTCGTGGTCGATCACGGGCATGGCAATGTCGCCCAAGTCCATGTTCGGTACGTCTATGTACGCATACTCAAACCCGAGCGAGTCGGCAATGTTTTCCAGCAGTGATGACTTGCCGATGCCGGGCTCGCCTTGCAACAGGAAGCGGGTGGTTGGGTTGGTGCGGATCAAGTTGGCCGCTTGCTTGAGCGTGATGCTCTTACCGAAAGATACTTCTGACATTTTGATTTCCTTCTAATGAACTCTGATTGAACTCTGATGTGAACCTAACATTGTTAGGTGGATTTGGCGGGACGCATTTGTCCTCACCAGCTTATATTGTAACACAGATAGATACCTAAGTCAAGCAATCTAGTCATTGGTCGTGACTAAATCTCTAGCCCTTACGTACCTGTCTGTTAGCTGGGCCATCGCTTGCATGGCCCCGTGGTCGTCGCTCTCAGCAGCGATCCACCACATCTGATCACGGCCTCGCTTCTTGGCTATACCTACGAAGTCGTACCATTGGCGCTCAACGACAATGAAGTTGCCGAACTTCCCGCGCAGCAGCATCCATTTCTTTTTGCGCCTCGGCATCAATGCTCCTCGAAGTAATAGCCGTCATCCTTGTGGACGATCCTGCCCTTGTTCTCGTACACACTCATCAGCCAGCGTGAATACTTGTTGGCTCTCGCCTCCTCTCTCGCTGCGTTCAGGTTGGCCGATGCGTTGCGCCACAGCAGTGCGAACACTGCAATCATGAGCACGTACTCCAGATCAGTGAAGCTCATTTCATCACCATCGCTTTCCTTGTGACTATCTCGGCTACCACAGTGGGTAACACTGTTAGGGGCTCGGACTCGCCGAACTCATCGCGCAAGCGTGTCCACACCGTGGCGTTCCACTTCGCTGTGCGTTGGTTGGGGACGTGCATCCACCGACCGCTTGCCCTGTCCACCACATCGAACCCATCATTGACGGGCACGATGATGCATCCCTTGTAGCCTGTCGGCACTCCGATGTTTACTTGTTTCATTTACCTTCTCCTTTAACTGAATATTTCTTCGACTGATTCGACGTCCCATTGGGAGTCGTTGATGTTTACGTTGTCGGCTTCAATCCGTGCCCATGCTTTGGCCTCGGCATCGTCTTCGTTCTCAGCCTCCACAGTCACAGTGATGTAACTCGTGCGGCGCAACTCCACTTCAAATGTCTTCATGCTTTCTCTCCTTGCTGTTTAAAGTCCTCGAACAACATCTCTGCATAGTTTGTCGTAGGCACATGGCCCACGGGCATCTGCTTGAGCTCCATAATCTCCTCGGCGAACACAAGCGTTAGGAACTTGCTCACTGCTGTTGATGCAGTGGAATAGCTAAGCTCGACGGGGATGTTCGAGGCATGCACCCCCATGCTGAACGACCGCACACCTGACGCCACGCACATGAGTCCCAGCGATGCCTTGAGAAAGTTGGCATGCTTGGTCTCCTCGGGCTGGTCACTGCGCATGAGGTCCAACACCTCGTGGCATTTGCCGTACCACTCAGCTCTGCGCTTCTGTGATTCCTGCACCCGTGCTTCGTGCTCAGGGCTTCCCGCTTCAAAGTGGTAGCCATACCCCGACCATGTCGGCTTGTTGTTGAACGCCGACGCGAACACCTGTGTGTTGACGTACGCATGCTCAACCTCCCTGTGCTGGCCTTGGCCCTGATACCGGCGCTCCATCCTCGTCGTTACTCCGAGCGTGTCGGCAAGCATCGTCTTGGGCAGTGCCAGTATCTTCTTTGCCTCGAACGGGTCGTCCTCGTTGGACTTCTCGCGCTCTTGTGTGAGCAGTGAGACCATGCCCTTGTGGTAGTTCAGCATCTCTTTGTACTTGGCCCTAACATTGTTAGCCTTGGCCCGGTTGGGTGCCCATACGCGCACACCCTCAGCGTTCCTGACTTCCCACTTACCAGCACGGCCCGGCTCCACGGGTACGCGCACCAGCTCGATGCTCTGGCCTTGCTTGAGTGGGTGCTTGTTGTCCCGGCGGTTGAGGTACAGGATGAGCATGCCCTTCGTTCTGTTTGCGCTCGTATCGGGCAGCAACCCTGTGATGAACGCGCACGTAAACGATGACGGCCACTTGCCCGGCGTGACCACCACACCGCCGTCTTGCTTGAATGTCACCACCGCCGTGTCGTAGAGCACGCACTCGAGACTACCCTCTGCGTTCTCTTGTATATACATGTGCGCATCCCTGCGTGCGCCCAGTGGCTTGCGCCCCATACGTGCACCGCTTCGCAGTGGCTTGATCTGATCGAACCACTTCTTGGCCCCTTCGTAGCTGTATATGTACGGCAGTCTGCGTGTTGATTGAAACATGTCAATTCTCCTTGTTGAGTCGGTAAACCTTGATCTGCTTCAAGGTCGGGTGGCTGGTCTGGTATCGCTTCTTGGCGATCTCCATCGTTGCACATTCCATAGTCTCTGCAACCCACATGCCGAACCTTGCGCTCCAGCCTGTGACGTAATATCTATTGAGTCCGCTCATACACCACTCCCATCTAACAGCCCGAGGGCTAACATTGTTAGGAACACCACAGCGAGCACAACAAACCAGATCAGCTCGGCTCGGTCGCTCATTGACTCCCTGTGCGTTGGTATGGGCTCGGCTGGCCCCGTGTATTTGACGGGGGGCTTGGTTTGGGGTTTGGGTTTGTTTGGTGCAGTCATGAGCGTGTCTGCTTCTGGTTGGTGTTGCGCAGGGTGGTGGGTGCACTCTGGGTGGTAACGTATTGGTAGTTACCCTTGCCGTACTCTTGGACAACGCACCAACTCATGCGCTCCATACGGGCAGCTTCTTCGCCGCAGAACTTGCACAGGCGGTAGCCGAGGGCCCAACGCTCGATGTGCACATCGTCGCCGCACTCGCGGCACTCTTTCCAATCGTGATCGACTGACATGTCTAACCTTTCTAATTGACTTCTGATGGGCCTAACATTGTTAGGTGAGGACTGGATGGGGCTTGGTACGTGCGAGCCTGAACCCACATTTACTTTTCTCCCAACCAGCTTATATTGTAACACATTATAAGACCTAAGTCAAGCGATCTAGTCTTGGCCGAGACTAAAGCTCCCCTCTCATTTCTGCTTTGGTTTGGGCAGTGCAGCAAGGGGTTGGTCGCCCCATGCGTCGAGCAGCAGCTCGGGAATCACCGCAGCTTCACCTCCACTCCCCTTTGTGTATTCGTAGATAGCACGGCGCATGATGGACGAGTTGGGCAGCAGGGTGGCTCGGGAGAGGGCGTCGAGTGGGGCGCGGTCGGTGGGTGGCAGTGTCAGGACGATGGTGCGGTTGCGGGTGATGCGGGTGGGCAGTGAGGGGTCGGCACGGAGCAGGGCGGGGATGTTGGGTGGGCGGTAGCTGTCGGGGTCGTGGGTGAAGGCGTTGATGGCATCGCGTACGGTGGCGGCGATGGTGCGCTTGTGGGTGGCGGCGTGGTGCTTGACCTGTTTGTGCAGGAGGGCAGTGATGTTGACGCTAACAATGTTAGATAGGCGGAAGGGTTCGAGAGGGCGCATTGTGTACTCCAGTAAAGTGCAAAAAGAGGGTGTTGGGAGCATAACATATATGTAATGGTGAGGTCAAGCGTGTTACGTAACGCGGGATTACATATAATCTGAAAACGTAACGCGCTAAGTTGTTGATTTGATTGAAGAAAAAGATGGTTGGGGGTGTTTATGTTTTAAAGTTTTAAGAAATAATATTGAACAGGAGTTTTTTTTCTTCGGAGATTTGCCTCGTTGCGTCGCACTTGCTGGAAGGCCTTGCCGATCTCAGAAAAAAAAGTCCACTCTCAATTTTTAAAACGCATAACATTTCCCAATCTAGCATCCATGCGGGTTTCAAGAGGTTTTTGCCCTTAAAAAACGTAACGCGAAGTTTCACACGGCCCCCCAAAAACGTAACGCGCCCCGCTACTGCCGCCCAGAGAACGGTCATCGGGAAAATTTAGGCAAAAAAGAGTTTGACGAAAGCCAAAAATAGTGATATGCTGCACGCAGCATATCAGTCAGGGCAACGGTGCAACGCCGCTACTGCCGACCAGAGAACGGTCATCAGAAAATTTCTGACCAACCCCCAAAGACAAAAGCCCCGCCTAACAATGTTAGGGCAGGGCCAGACGCAAAAAAGCCCCGGACATGCCGGGGCGTTGGAAGGTGGAAGGGTTACTCGAAACGCAAACCAGATGATGGGTCAATCAGGCCGACGATGTTGCGAACGTTGACGGCCCGCCCGATTTCGCTGATTGCTTGCGTTAGCTCAGGCAAGGTAATCAAGCCACTCGCATACATTTGGATTTGATCCATCGCCATGTTGTGCAGGGTTTGCATTTGGTTTTGTGTCATGGTTTCCATTTGGTTTCTCCTAACAATGTTAGGGGGCCAAGGCCCCCCGTGGTTTACAGCATGCTCAGGTCAACACCCAAGGCGATCAAAGCCCCGCCGATTTTGGTCAGCGCATCGGATTCTTTATCGCTCAGAGACTCAGCACGTTTGCCAGCCTTATAAAGTACGGTCAATTCCTCGATGTATCGGCGCGCCAGCGAACGGGTTTCGCGAGTATTGCCACCCTCAGACTCGCCAGCCTCAGCGCCAGCCTCAGACTTTTCAGGCACGCCCTCGATGTATTCCTGTGCATACTTACGCACACGCGCCCAGATTGTGGAAGGGTTCGAGTGTTGCGCCGCCTTGAGCACCGCGAACAATGCTTTCTTTTCGGCATGCACAGGCTTGGCCGTGTCGCTGGTGTCATTGTGCTCGACCAGATACCACTCAGCAGGAAGGACAGCGCACAGGGTTTGCGCATACTCGCGCATAGCACCATACGAGGAGGCGAGGGCATCGCCGACCGCGAGACGCTTGGCATTGAGAACGTCAGCAGTGACGGGGGAAACGGAAGTGATGTTGACTTGAGACATTTTCTAACCTTCTAACAATGTTAGCCCTTGCAATGTGCGCCCGGCTATCTGAGGCATCGAGACAACCCTTCGCTGTCTTGATGTGTCCATTGTAGCAAAACGCACCACACTATGCAAGCAGAACGTGAACAATAAATGGGCTAACAATGTTAGGTCATGACCAGAGATGAAGACCAAAGCCGGGGCCAACGCCAAAAAAATCCCAAAAACGAAGACCCCACCGTACCGGCACCCCCCAAATAGGCCAAAAGGGGACCCGAAATCCACTACACACTGTGCCGCACAATCGATGAGCTGTTTTCAAACTCGGATACCGCGGTTTTAAAATTCATTCGGGTTTACCCCACCCCCGCCATACAGGGAACACACCCCCTTCCAAAATAAACGGGTCGGCCAAAAAAAATTTTGCAAAAATTTTGGGTTTGATGTTACATTTCAGTCGTTGGTTAAGCGTCTGATCCGAACTCAACAGCGGCAGGGTCGCGTAGGATTGGGGGAACCCGGTCGCCAACACCCCATTCATTTTCATTGGTGCGGTTACCCGATGATTCCTATTGAGCCAGTGGCAGACGTCCCTCTGCCGTTTGATCTGTCCGATGAGCAGCCCAAGACTCATGCGGATGCTATTTCTGTTGCTGTGAACACTGCTGACCTGATCGGACAATTAGGCGGCTCGCTCGACTTCACAAGCGACGACCTTACCAAAGCAACCAGCCTCATCAGCGGCACCAAAAAGACCGGTGCGCCCACACACGTAAAGCTCTCAGGCGAAGCTGCTGCTGCGTCAGCAGTCATAAAGAGATTCGACTTTCAAGCTTTTGCCGATGCCCAGCAAGCGCGGAACTTTGTCACGAACAAACTCATTCAGATCGCAGACTGCGGAGACACCAAGCTCGAGCTCAAGGCTCTGGAGCTGCTCGGCAAGCACAGCGACGTGGGTCTGTTCACTGAGCGCAGTGAGATTACTGTGCACCACACAACGTCCAGCTCTCTGGAGCAGTCGATTAAGGAACGCGTCAAGCGCCTGCTCAATACAGAGGTCACAGACATCACGCCACTGGACGACTTGGACGAGCAGCTCGGACCGCCGCTCGAGATTGAGCCGATCAGATACGAGGAAAAGGCCGAGGGCTCCGAAGAAAAAGACCTAGACCCCGAAAATCCAGACGCTGAGGGCGACGGCAAATGAGTGACATCTCACTCAAGGACATTGAGACCCTGCTCGCCAGTGGCAAGCTGTCAGATTCTGATATGCGCGTGCTCGAAGCGCAGCTAACCAAGCTGGAGCAGTTGAAAGCCCGTGAGCTGAGCCAGACGAAGTTCATCAAATTCGTGGAAAAGGTGTGGCCGACCTTCATTTCTGGGCGGCACCACAAGCGGATGGCGGAAGCCTTCGAGCGGGTGGCCAACGGCCAGACAAAACGCCTCATTATTAATATGCCACCCCGGCATACCAAGTCAGAATTTGCGTCCTATCTGCTGCCAGCGTGGTTTTTGGGCAAATTTCCACACAAAAAAGTCATTCAAAGCTCCAACACGGGCGAATTGGCGGTCGGTTTCGGTCGAAAAGTGCGAAATTTGGTGGATTCTGAGGTCTACAAGAGCGTTTTTCCCGATCTGAGCCTGCAGTCCGACTCGAAAGCTGCGGGCCGATGGAACACCAGCAAGGGTGGTGACTATTTTGCGATCGGTGTGGGTGGTACGGTGACTGGTAAAGGCGCTGACTTGCTCATCATCGACGATCCACACTCAGAACAAGAGGCTGCTATGGCAGCTTCGAACCCAGAAGTCTATGACAAGGTGTTCGAGTGGTACACGTCAGGTCCGCGTCAGCGTCTGCAGCCGGGTGGGTCGATCATCATCGTGATGACACGCTGGGCTCAGCGAGATTTGACGGGTCAGGTGCTGAAGTCCGCTGCTCAGCGCGGGGGTGAGGAGTGGGAGGTCATCGAGTTTCCTGCCATCTTGCCTTCGGGTAATCCCCTATGGCCGGAGTTCTGGTCCAAGGAAGAACTCGAAGCGCTGCACGAGGAATTGCCCAACGCCAAGTGGCAGGCGCAGTACCAGCAGAACCCCGTGGGTAACGAGAGTGCGATCGTTAAACGGGACTGGTGGAAGTGGTGGGAGAAGGACGAGCCGCCTGAGTGCGACTACATCTTGCAGACATGGGACACGGCGTTCGAGAAAACGCAGCGGGCCGACTACTCCGCTGGGACGACGTGGGGGGTGTTTACAAATGACGAGGACAACTCCTCAGCCAACATCATCTTGCTCGACACATATAAGAAGCGTGTTGAGTGGGTGGACCTGAAAAAAGACGTGTTGCGCCAGTACAACGACTGGGAGCCCGATGGCATGCTGGTCGAGAAAAAGGCGTCGGGTGCTCCGCTGATCTATGAGTTGCGGGCGATGGGCATACCGGTCCAAGAATACACGCCAGGTAAGGGGCAGGACAAAATTGCCCGTCTTAACTCGGTCTCAGACATAATTGCGTCGGGCAAAGTGTGGGTTCCGCGCACCCGATGGGCCGAAGAGCTGGTGGATGAAATCGCTGCTTTTCCTTCTGGTGAACACGACGACTTGGTTGACGCCACAACATTGGCGCTCATGAGGTTCCGACAAGGTGGGTTCTTGAGGTTGCCGAGCGACGAGCCGGAGCCAGTTCGACTCTTCAAGTCCCACCGACGAACCGCTTACTATTAAGGACTGGATATGGCAACGAGCATGATGGACAAATCCCTGTACGCAGCACCTCAAGGGCTGGATGAATCGGGGGACGAGAGCGTACTGGAGATTGAGATCGAGGATCCAGAAGGTGTAAAGATTGGCATCGACGGACTTGAGATTGACCTCATGCCCGAGGAAGATACCAGCGGCGCTGCGTTCGACGACAACTTGGCCGAGTTCATTGATGAAGATGAGCTGGGCAAAATTGGCTCTGACATCATGGGGCTCGTTGAGGCCGACATCTCCTCACGCAAAGACTGGACAGAGATGTATGTCAAGGGCCTCGAAGTCCTTGGCATGAAGTATGAAGAGCGCACGGAGCCTTGGACCAACGCTTGTGGTGTGTTCTCGACACTGCTGACCGAAGCTGCAGTTCGCTTCCAGTCCGAGACCATCATTGAGACGTTCCCAGCTCAGGGTCCGGTCAAGACGCAGATCATCGGTGCGATCGACCAGCTCAAGGAAGAAGCAGCCAGCCGCGTCAAGGACGACATGAACTTCCGACTGACGGAGGAGATGCCCGAGTACCGGCCAGAGCACGAGCGCATGCTGTTCAACTTGGGTCTGATTGGCTCTGCGTTCAAGAAGGTCTACTACGATCCCAGCTTGGGACGCCAGACATCGGTGTTCATCCCGGCTGAAGATGTGATCATCCCCTACGGCTCGTCCGGTGCACGTACCGCTGAGCGCGTGACACACATCATGCGCAAAACCGAGAACGACGTGAAGAAGCTGCAGGTGGCAGGCTTCTACCGTGACGTTGAGTTGGGCGAGCCCACGCAGACGCACACAGACGTCGAGAAGAAAAAGGCTGACGAGCAGGGTTACTCTATCACGGACGACGAGCGTTACCAGTTCTGTGAGATACAGATCGACTACAACCTGCCGGGCTTTGAAGACAAAGACGGCATCGCGCTGCCCTACATCATCACGATCGACAAGGGCACAACTAAGGTTCTGTCGATCTACCGCAACTACAAAGAGGACGACGAGCTCAAGCTTAAGCGTGACCACTTTGTTCAGTACGACTACGTGCCGGGCTTCGGTGCTTATGGCTTCGGTTACATCCACTTGATCGGTGGCTACGCTCGTGCTGGTACATCATTGATCCGCCAGTTGGTAGATGCTGGTACGCTGTCCAACTTGCCCGGTGGCTTGAAGACTCGTGGTCTGCGCATCAAGGGTGATGACACTCCGATCGCTCCCGGTGAGTTCCGTGACGTGGACGTGCCGAGCGGCTCAGTGCGTGACAACATCATGGCGCTGCCGTACAAAGAGCCGTCGATGGTGCTGGCTGGCTTGCTGGACAAGATCACAGAAGAAGGTCGCCGACTGGGCTCCATCGCTGATATGAAGATCAGCGACATGAGCGCTAACTCGCCTGTGGGCACGACACTGGCTCTGCTTGAGCGTCAACTCAAGACCATGAGTGCTGTGCAGGCCCGTGTTCACTACTCGATGAAGCAGGAGTTCAAGCTCCTGAAGGCCATCATCCGCGACTACGCTCCCACTGAGTATGAGTACGACCCACAGTATGGTGACAAGCGTGCCAAGCAGGCCGACTACGATCTGGTTGAGGTCATTCCTGTCAGCGATCCAAACAGCTCGACGATGGCTCAGCGGATCATGCAGTACCAAGCTGTCATTCAGTTGGCCGCACAAGCACCGCAGATTTATGACCTGCCTCAGTTGCACCGTCAGATGATTGAGGTGCTGGGCATCAAGAATGCTGAGAAGCTCGTGCCCGTTGAGGAAGACGAGAAGCCACGCGATCCGATCAGCGAGAACATGTCCCTGCTGCGCGGCAAGCCAGTCAAGGCGTTCATCTACCAAGACCACGACGCGCACATCGCTGCACACACGTCGTTCCTGCAAGACCCGATGATTGCTCAGCAGATAGGTCAGAACCCGATGGCTCAGCAGATGATGGCGGCGGCTCAGGCACACATTGCCGAGCACTTGGCGTTCCTGTATCGCAAGAAGATCGAAGAGAAGATGGGCGTCCCGCTCCCACCTCCAGACGAGAAGCTGCCAGAGGACATCGAGGTGCAGTTGTCACGCTTGGTGGCGCAGGCCTCTACGCAGCTCATGCAGCAGAACATTCAGCAAGCACAGCAGGCGCAAGCCCAGCAGCAGGCTCAGGACCCCATCATCCAGATGCAGCAGCAAGAGTTGCAGATCAAGATGCAGGACGCCCAGACCAAAGCTCAGAAGGTGCAGGGCGACTTGGCTATCAAGCAGCAAGAGTTGCAGCTCAAGGCGCAAGAAGTTGCAAGCCGTCAGGGCGAGAACCCAGAACTTGCCGTCGCAAAAGCTCAGCAAGAGATGGCTATGGACCGCCAGATGCACGAGGTTGAGATGGAGCAGCGCCAGCGAGAGTTTGACCAGAAGATGGCTCAAAAGCAGCAGGAAGCGGCCATAAATCTGCGCACCAAAATGATGGCGAGCGCAGCCAAACCATCAACCAATGAGGGTGAAAAATGAACGACCAAACCCTTGAACTGGCCCTGAAAAAGATCGAGAACGAAAAGAAACTCGTCATTGAGAATTTGGCGGACGGCGTAGCTAAAGACTATGCCGAATACCAAAACCTGTGCGGCGTTATCCGAGGTCTGTTGACCGCACAGCGAGAAATAAACGACCTTCTGCGTAAACTGAAAGACGATGACGATGAATGACTTTAATGTTCAGGCGGTCGATTTGTCTGGCCTACTCAACAAGCCTGTTGAGGACAAGGCCCGGCAGATTCCAGACCCTAAAACCTATCACCTTCTGTGCATGCTTCCAGAAGCCAAAGAGGAATACGAGGGCGGCTTGCTAAAAGCCAACCAGACGATGCAGTATGAAGAGCTGCTGTCACCCGTATTGTTCGTGGCGAAGATGGGGCCTGACGCGTTCAAAGATGAAAAACGCTTTCCAAGCGGACCGAGCTGCGAAGTAGGTGACTTTGTGATCGTGCGGCCTAACAGCGGCACACGCATGAAGATTCACGGCACTGAGTGGCGGATCATCAACGACGATTCTGTCGAAGCCGTGGTTCAAGACCCTCGCGGCATCCAACGCGTATAAGGAGCAATCATGGCAGAAATGGAAAAAGTCGAGTTCGAGTTTCCCGATGAAAAAGGGGAAGCCGAAGAGAAAGTAAACGCGGAAGTGGAGAACAAAGACGAGATTGAAATCGTCGATGACACCCCTCCAGAAGACCGTAATCGCACTCCGATGGTGGAACCACCCAAGGAGTTTGCCGACGACGAATTGGCAAAGTACGACTCCAGCGTTCAGCAGCGAATCAAGCACTTTACGAAGGGCTACCACGAGGAGCGCCGAGCCAAAGAGGCTGCACTGCGCGAGCGCGAGGAAGCTCTGCGACTGGCGCAGACCATCGTTGAGGAGAACAAGAAGCTCAAGGGCTCTTTGGGGCAGAACCAAGCTGCCGTCCTCGACAGCTACAGAAAACTTGCTGCAAACGATCTTGAAAAGGCTAAGGCCAAGTACAAGGAAGCGTACGAGTCTGGTGATTCTGAAGCAATTACAGAAGCACAGGCTAACCTAACTACAGCAGCATTGCGTGCTGAGCGCGTGAACAATATTAAGTCACCCGCTTTACAGCCGGAAAAAACTGATGTACAAACGCAACAAGAAGAAAGAAGTGAACCTGTTGCTACCCCTGAACCTGACTACAAGGCGCAGGAATGGCAGCGGAAAAATCAGTGGTTTGGGAAAGATGAAGAGATGACCAGCTTCGCCCTTGGGCTGCACACAAAGCTGATTAACTCTGGTATCAACCCTAAGTCAGATGAGTATTACGAGCGGCTTAACAGCCGTATTCGTCAAGTTTTCCCGGAGTCGTTTGAATCTGAGAAGACCGTGGATGCGCCCCCTCCACGCCCTGCAAAATCAAACGTTGCACCTGCAACCCGTAGCACAGCGCCCAAAAAGATCGTGCTTACGCAAACACAGGTAAATCTCGCTAAGCGGCTTGGCGTTCCTTTGGAACTCTATGCTCGTAAGGTTGCTGAAGAAATGAGGAAATGAAAATGAGTGAAGTTAAATCTCGCCTTGACCGCGAACTCGACACCCGCGAAGTAACCAAGCGTCCAACAAAATGGATGCCACCCCAGCTTCTGCCTGATCCGAAGCCTGAACCCGGTTATGCGTTTCGCTGGATTCGTATTGCAGTACAAGGAAAAGACGACGCCACGAACTATTCCTCAAAATTGACCGAAGGCTGGGAGCCCGTTAAGGCATCGGATCACCCCGAAGTGCGTTTGTTTGGCGGAGATAAAAACCGCTTCCCAAACAGCATCGAAGTCGGTGGCCTGCTGCTTTGCAAAACACCTGTGGAGTTCGTTGATCAGCGTAATGCGTACTACGGCCAGCAGGCTGAGTCGCAGATGCAGTCAGTGGACAACACTTTTATGCGTGAAAATGATCCGCGTATGCCGCTCTACAAAGAGCGCAGCACGAAGGTCACTTTCGGCAAAGGCACTTAACTTTTTTGGAGTCCAAACATGGCTTACCCCACCGTTTCGGCACCCTATGGCTTGCAACCTATCAATCGTATTGATGGCATGCCATACGCAGGTGCAATCCGTCAGATTCCCGTAGCTGCTGGCTTCGGCACCGCCATTTTTGATGGCGACACCGTTTTGCTCAACAGCGATGGTTATCTGGTCAAATCCACCACAACCAACTCCGGCGGCATCGTTGGCGTTTGCGTTGGCGGTCAGTACGTGAACTCGAGCGGCCAAACCGTTCAAGGTCAGTACATCCCCGCTCTGGCATCTACTTCCAGCAACTTGGCTTACGCCTACGTTGTGGATGATCCAATGGCTCTGTTCAAAGTCGCTGTCGTGACTTCGGGCACTACTATGGGCACCGCTGGTCGTACCGTTGTTGGCTCGAACCTTCCTTTGGTTCTGAACGCTGGCAGCACTAACACCGGCAACTCCGCTTTCGCCGTCACTTTGACTGGCGCTGGCACTACTGCCACTATCCCTGTGCGTGTTATCGATGTTGTGCCAGAAACAGCTACTGCTGCTGACACATACACCGAGCTGTTGGTGAAAATCAACACACACCAGTACAACGACACCACTGGTGTTTAAGGAGTAAAACATGGCTATTTCACGCGCACAACTGCTGAAAGAACTGCTCCCCGGCTTGAACGCTTTGTTCGGCCTTGAGTACGCTAAGTACGGCGAGCAGCACAAGGAAATCTACGAGACCGAGACTTCGGAGCGTAGCTTTGAAGAGGAAACCAAGCTGTCTGGCTTCTCCGCCGCTCCGGTGAAGAACGAAGGCGCTGCCATTGCTTATGACAATGCGCAGGAAGCATGGACTGCACGTTACACCCACGAAACCATCGCGATGGGCTTCTCCATCACCGAAGAGGCCGTGGAAGATAACTTGTACGACAGCCTCTCCAGCCGCTACACCAAGGCTCTGGCCCGTGGTATGGCTTACACCAAACAGGTCAAGGCAGCAGCCATCCTGAACACAGGTTTCACCGCTGGCGTAACTTACGGCGACGGCGTGACTTTGTTCTCGACTGCTCACCCTCTGGTCTCCGGTGGCGTCAACAGCAACCGTCCTGCCACAGCAGCCGACTTGAACGAGACTTCGTTGGAAAACGCCGTCATTCAGATCGCAGCTTGGACAGACGAACGCGGCCTGCTGATCGCAGCTAAGCCTAAGAAGCTGGTGGTTCCTCCATCGCTGCAATTCGTTGCAACCCGCTTGTTGGAAACTGATCTCCGCGTTGGCACTGCTGACAACGACATCAACGCCATCAAGAACAACGGTTCCATCCCCGGTGGTTATACAGTCAACAACTTCTTGACTGACACCAACGCTTGGTTCCTGTTGACTGATGTGCCCAACGGCCTGAAGCACTTTGTTCGTACCCCGCTGTCTAACAGCATGGACGGCGATTTCGATACAGGCAACGTGCGTTACAAGGCTCGCGAGCGTTATTCGTTCGGTGTGTCTGACCCACTGGGCGTGTACGGTTCTCCCGGCGCTTAATCCCTCGGGATTATTTGAGAAGGCCCCCTTGTGGGGCCTTTTCTTTTGGGTTATATTGCACCAACCCCGGACTTTCCGGTGTATCTGACGGCTCCGGGCCGACATCATGCAGACAGATACGCCTTAACCGCATGAGGAATACATCATGGCTCTGACTACTTTCCAAGGCCCAGTCCGTTCATTGGCTGGCTTCATCACCCAAGGCCCAGCTTCTATTGTGAATCTGGCTAACGGTACAAACACCGTGACTCTGGATGTTGCCAACTACGCTGGCAAGACCATCCGCACCAACGACGCTACGCTGGTCATCACACTGCCCACCATCAATGCCACACCTAACCCTGTGACATCTGGCCCCGGCCAAGACCCCAGCACTTCCAACAACGTGGGCACCAGCTATACGTTTGTGATCGAGACTGCCGCCACTGCCGTGGCTATCAAGACCGATGGTACAGACAAGTTTGTTGGCTCCATCTTGATGGTTGCCACTGACGCTGCTGGTGCCACTACCGGCTACGCTCCTGCTGCAGCCAATGACGTGATCAACTTGAACGGCACCACCACTGGCGGAGCTGCTGGCTCCGTGATCACTGTGACTGTGGTGGCTGCAAACAAGTACATGGTTACCGGCACTTTGCTGGGTTCTGGCACTGTTGCCACACCATTCGCTGACGCTTAATTGATCTCAGGGGCTTCGGCCCCTGCTTTACAGGAGATTGATTATGGCAATGCAAACCGACGTAAGGTCCGTACGCACTGGTGGCGCTCAGACCAATCAGGCGCTTATTTCTGGCCGAGTGCGCATTAAATCTGTGATTATCACTGGTGGCGCTGGCGCAGGCACAGCTCGATTCTTGGATGCTGCTGGCGGCAATTTGCTGCTTGAACTAGACACCGGATCGAACTCCAATATGACTAACGTTATTCTGCCCGGAGAGGGAATTTTGTTCCCTAACGGCGTCTGGTACACAGCCACTTCGGTGGTGCCTATCGGTGTAACGGTGGTTTATGGCTGAAGAGACACGCCCTATGGATGTTGCAGGTCGCAAACTAATGGTTGCGATCCCCGCCTACGACGGCAAGTTGAACATCAAAACTTCTTTTGCCTTGGCCGATTTGGTGGTCAAGGCATCGCAGTTTGGTGTCCAAGTGCAACTGTCGCATCTGTCGGGCTGCTCTCTTATTACCAAGGCCAGAAACATTCTGGTCGCCAACTTCTTGGAGTCGGACTGCACGGACTTTTTGTTCGTAGATGCCGACATCGTGGTGGACGCAGAGTCTGTGCTTCGCCTGCTGGCGCTGAGCACTGGCAAGGACATCACAGCCGGGATGTACACCCGCAGAGCTGAGGACCGAAAGTTCTTTTTGGACATCTACATCGACGAGGCCAACACGCTTGAGTTCGACCAGCACGGTTTGCTGCGGGTTGAGAATGTGGCTACAGGCTTCATGATGATCCAGCGTCATGTGCTGGAGAAGATGGTTGCCAACCACCCTGAGTGGACATACTTCAATGACGTGTACAACCGCAACGAGGCCGCGCTGTTTGACTTTGAACTGGTCAACGGGCAGTATGTTGGCGAGGACTACACGTTCTGCAAGCGTGCACGCGCAGACGGTTTCACGGTCTTTGTTGACCCCGAGATCACCTTGCCGCATGTTGGCTCGCAGGAATACCACCGCAGCTTCAAAGAGGCTGTGTTGATGCCGCTGATCGAGCAGCACTGCACTCCCAAACTGAAAGTCGCCAATGGCTAAGAAGACTCCATCCCTTGCAGTCGGTCGTGGTGAGAAGTTGCCTACCTCCAAAGGAGCCGGGTTGACAGCCAAAGGCCGCGCCAAATACAACCGTGAGACCGGTAGCAACCTAAAAGCCCCGCAGCCGCAGGGTGGCAAGCGCAAGGATTCGTTCTGCGCACGCATGTCAGGTATGCCCGGTCCCATGAAAGATGAGAAGGGCAAGCCAACCCGCAAGGCGGCTGCTCTCGCAAGGTGGAAGTGCTGATATGGAATTGCCAGTCTGGAACACCGTCCTGTCGTTTGCTTCGGCGTTGCTTTTGTTTTGGGTGAAGATTTCCCATGACGAAGTCAAGCGCCTGTCGATCTTGCTGAGCAAGACTCGGGAAGAAAATTCAGACAAGTTTGTGACCAAGCAGGACATGCACAACGATATCAACCGAGTAATCACTCGTTTGGATCGGCTTGAGAGCAAGATTGATGACTTCATGAAGGAGCAACGAAGTGCCATCAACTAGCAAAAAACAACATAATTTCATGGCGGCGGTGGCAAACAGCCCGTCTTTTGCCAAGAAAGCAGGCGTCCCACAGTCCGTGGGCAAAGAGTTCTTAAACGCGGACAAGGGCCGCAAATTTAAAGAAGGTGGCGATATGAAATCCGAAAGCATGATGATGAAAAAAGAAGGCCGCAACATGGCTAAAGCCGACTTGGCAAAACACGCTGCAATGCCTGCATCCAAGGCTCACAAAGGCCTGAAGGCTGGCGGCTCTGTTGGCACAACCAAGATGGGCATGGTCAAGACTGCTGCTCCTAGCCGTGATGGCGTTGCGACCAAGGGTAAAACCAAAGGCACAATGATCAAAATGGCCCGTGGCGGCAAAACCTGCTAAGGAGTTGACATGAGTCCAGCAGAAAAAGAAGCTCGCCAAATGATGGCGGACAAGAAAGCTGCAGAGGCCGCCGAAAAGGCGTACAACGCAGCCAGCAAAACAGCTCCAGCGCCAGCGGTCAAGAAGGCCAAGGGCGGCAGCGTAACGCGTGCCGATGGCTGCATTACCAAAGGCCACACCAAGGGCACCATGGTTAAGATGGCCTACGGCGGCAAGGCTTTCTGACATGATGGCGAGCCGCGGCATGGGGGATATCGCCCCCTCAAAGATGCCCAAAGGTGTGCGTAAGGCTCGCCGGGATGACACCGACTTCACGCAATACGCTGAAGGCGGGAAAGTTGGTCTGTACGACAACATCCATGCAAAGAGAAAGCGAATCGCCGCTGGTTCTGGTGAGAAAATGCGCAAGGTTGGTAGCGCTGGCGCTCCGACTGCGAAAGCATTTGCTCAATCGGCCAAGACTGCAAAGAAGTAAATCATGACCACATCAGACGAATACCTAGCAGGCCTCTTTGATGGAGAGGGGTGCGTTTCTATGCACCTTGCAAAAGCCGGTTACGTATCCGTCCATGTCAAGGTTTCAATGTGCGACCGCGCACCAGTGGCTGCTTTTTTTGCAAGATTCGGCGGAAGCATGTCAGACGGCCAGCAGATTACCAAGACAGGTAGGCATGTCTACACGTGGTCTGTATTCAATGCCGAATGTGTTGAGGCGCTGCGTGTTTTTTCTGGGCTGTGCTTGGTTAAAAATGCTGTTGCTGCCGCAGCACTTCCAACCGCCGAAAGCATGGCAAACAATCCCACTCGCGGAGTTTTGTCGCAAGCAGAAAAAAGCGCTCGCGTAGAGGCTGCGAAGTTGATTGCCAGAATTAACAAGCCTGTTGGAAAGCGCCGCATATTTGATGCTGGTTTGGTTGATGCATACATGACCCCAAAGAAAATGGGCGGAGGCAAAAGAGTTCGCCTATCTGATGGTCGTGTTTTTGAGACAACGCTTGCCGCAGCAGAAGCTCTTGGTGTGTCCATTTCTGCGGTATCCTTTGCCAAACGCAAGGGAACCCGTACAGCGGGCTTATTGGTGGAGGCCGCATGACGACATCTGGAACAGCATCTTTTTCGATGGATTTAACGGAGCTCGTGGAGGAGGCGTTTGAACGCGCTGGCGGTGAGCTGCGCACTGGCTATGACTTGCGTACGGCAAGCAGGTCTCTGAACTTGATGTTTGCTCAGTGGGCAAACAAAGGTTTGAACATGTTCACGTACGAGCAGGGCATGATCAATTTGATCCCCGGTCAAGCAACGTACAACCTGCCTGTTGACACCGTAGATTTGTTGGAACACGTCATTCGTACGGGCGCAGGCAATGCCTCGACGCAGGCCGATCTGACCATTACTCGTATTAGTGTTTCTACCTATGCCACCATCCCAAACAAACTGCAGCAAGCGCGTCCAATTCAGGTCTGGATTGAGCGTCTAAACACGCCGCGCATCACAGTTTGGCCGGTGCCAGACAACTCGCAGCCCTACGTATTTGTGTACTGGCGTCTGCGCCGCATTCAGGATGCCGGCACGGGCGTGAACACAATGGACATGCCGTTCCGCTTCTATGAAGCTATGACGGCTGGTTTGGCTTACCACCTTGCCCTCAAGATTCCCGGATCAATGGATCGACTGCCGATTCTGAAGCAGCAGTACGACGAGGCTTGGGACTTGGCTTCGACTGAAGATCGCGAAAAGGCTGCAGTTAGGTTTGTTCCTCGTGCAATGCACATTGGAAATGGTGGCTACTGATGTCAAACCGGTTTGCAGCAGGCCACAAAGCGATTGCCATGTGCGACCGCTGCGGCCAGCAATACAAACTCAAACAGCTTAGAACCGAGATCATCAAGCAACGCAAGTATCAGTTGCTGGTGTGCCCGGAATGCTGGGACCCTGATCAGCCGCAGTTGATGCTGGGTACGTTCCCTGTGGATGACCCGCAGGCGCTGAGAAACCCACGCAGGGATACAACCTACGTGACGTCCGGCTTGAACGACGATGGCAACCTGTCTGGCGGATCAAGGGACATTCAGTGGGGCTGGAACCCTGTAGGCGGGGCCAGCTTCTTTGACACGGCGCTTACCCCAAACTACTTGGTGGCAACCGCGTTTGTTGGTACAGTTACGACATCTTGAAGGAAACGACATGGCTAAATTCAGTCACAAAATGATGGGCAAAGAAGTTGGTCAAGCCAGCGTCTACGCCGAACCCCACACCATGAAGGGCAAGGTTGTCAAAGCCTCTACCAATCCCGGCAAGGAGCCGAACCGCAGCAATGTGGATACGGTGAATATGAGCATTGGCGCTCTTAGCAACAAGCCTGATGGCATGGGCACCAAGACCAGCGGTATCAAAATCCGTGGCACTGGCGCAGCCACCAAAGGTGTGATGGCCCGAGGCCCAATGGCATAAAACATGACGTACGACGAACTGGTCATTGCTGTTTCAAACTACTGCGAGAACGTATTCTCGACGGTAGACATGGACACGTTTATCCGGCAAGCTGAGCAGCGTATATACAACGTTGCTCAGCCAGCCAATCAGCGCAAGAACGTGACCGGATCGTTAACAGCAGGAAACAAGTATCTCCAGTGCCCCGTAGACTTTTTGTCTGTGTACAGCTTGGCAATTTACCCTGCTGCTGGCGGCGCGTACGAGTATTTGCTGGACAAGGATGTGAACTTCATCCGGCAGGCGTACCCCAACCCAGCCACCACGGGCAAGCCCAAGCACTACGCTATCTTCGGGCCACGCTCGGACAATGAAGATGAGCTGACGCTGATTCTTGGTCCAACACCTGATGCTGCCTACAGCGCAGAGCTGCATTACTACGCGTACCCAGAATCCATTGTGGACGCTGCCGATGGTCGCACTTGGTTGGGTGACAACTTCGACTCTGTTCTGCTGTACGGCACTATGAACGAAGCGTTGACATACATGAAAGGCGAGACCGAGATGGTCAAGCTGTACCAAGAACGGTATGTTCAGGCGATTGCTCTGTACAAGAACTTGGCAGACGGCAAACAGCGCGGTGATGCATACCGCAACGGCCAAGTTAGAACGGCGGTCCAATGAGCAACATCGTTCAGACACAGACCACCAGCTTCAAGGCGGAGTTGTACGAGGGCATCCACAACTTGCTCACGGACACTTTGCGTATTGCGCTGTACACGGCCAACGCAAACCTCAACGAAGACACCACCGTTTACACGACAACCGCAGAGGTGTTTGGTACGGGGTACGTGGCTGGCGGGGTTGTATTGACCGGTGTCACGGTCTCCAAGTCTGGTTACACGGCTTACGTGAATTTCAACAACGTTGCGTTTGGGGCTTCGGTGACTGCACGTTGCGCTTTGATTTACAACGCAAGCAAGGCCAATCGGTCTATCGCTGTGCTGGACTTTGGTTCGGACAAGACATCGACCAGCTTTACCATCACCATGCCGCAAAACACTGCAACGACGGCACTCATTCGCAGTTCAATTTAGGAGTCATCATGACCGCAGACCGCATTAATGCCACTGACAAGGTGGAAGCTGCTTGCAGCTACAACACACAACCCGTTGATCAGATGAGCATCCACGGCTCGTACCATGCCGTTTGTTACGACGCGCAAGGCAATATTAAGTGGGAAGACGGCATTAAGAATTTGGTGACAACCGTAGGCAAGAACCTGACGCTGGACACCATTCTGGGCAACTCGGCTGCTGGCGCTGTAGTGATGGGCCTCAAAGGCACCGGCTCTGCCAACGTAGCGGACACCCAAGCCTCGCACGCAGGCTGGCTGGAAGTGGGTCTGGCTAACGCCCCCACATACTCTGGCAACCGCAAGACGCCTTCGTTCAGCGCAGCTTCTGCTGGCAGCAAAACCACGTCTTCGGCGGTCAGCTTCTCGATCACATCGACTGGTACAGTGGCTGGCTGCTTCATTAACATTGGTGGCAGTGCAACAATTGACGATACAACAGGCACCCTGTTTTCGGCTGGCGATTTTTCCAGCTCAAAAGCGGTTGTTTCCGGTGATTCGATTGCCGTTACGTACACAGCCACTTTGACCTAATCATGGCCGTTGGATGGGGCGCAGGCACTTGGGGTTCTAACGCATGGGGCGGGGGTGAGACACTCCCAGTCAGCGTTACGGAGACTGCTGCCCTTTCCGAAAGTCAGGCTGCATCGCAAGAGTTTGCGGCCGCAGCAAATGAGACTGTGGCACTTGCAGAGAATCAGAACGCAGGTGCTACGTTTCAGGTTTTGATTAGCGAGTCCTTGGCGGCTCAGACCGGCTGGGGCGTTGGTACTTGGGGCAGTAATGCTTGGGGCGGCAAGAGTACCATCAAAGAAACTCAGACGGTTGCACTAACGATCAACGTCGCGGTATCGGAGACGGCAGAGCTTGCAGAAGCCCAGACAGCCATAACGGACTACACGGCGGCAGTTTCGGATACAGCGGCGCTGACAGAAGAGCAGATTGTTGCAGCTACGTTTGCCCTGTCGGTGGACGAAAGCGCAGCAATTACGGAAGATCAGGCGGTTGCGGCCACGTTTGCGTTCTCAGTAGACGAGACGATGGAGGCCACAACGGAAGAGATTGTTGGCACGCAGTTCAACGAAACGGTTGAAGAAAGCGTAGCGACCAGTACTGACGAGGTTGCGGCCACGGCGTATAACAGCTTGTCTGTATCCGAGTCAGCGGCATTTGCGGCTACTCAAGAGGCGGCGGTTGCGTTTGTTGCTTCGATTAATGAGTTGGCGGCGCTAACGGCGCAAGAATTTGCGGCTACGGCGTACAACGTGAGCAGGCTGGAAACAGCCATAATCACGGAAACACAGACGGGACGTTATTTCTGGGAACCAGTAGATGACATTCAGGACGCCAACTGGCAAAATGTCGGAAATGTGCAAGCGGCCAACTGGCAAGATATTACCAACACACAGAATCCGGCTTGGACGGATGTTGTTACTCAGGAGTCGTAAATGACAACAGGAAATACCACGCTGCTCGGACTGGCTCTGCCGGTTGAAGGCGAACTTGACGGCACATGGGGCGATGTTGTCAATGACTCGATCACCTCGCTGGTGGACTCCGCTGTAGCGGGTACAACTACCCTGAGCGCAGACTCGGACGTTACGTTGACCACTACAGTGCTTGCAGCTAACCAAGCCCGTCAGGCAGTTCTTCTGTGGACGGCCAGCAACGGAGCCACGACGCGCAACATCACAGCGCCTGCTCAGAGCAAACCATACATTGTCATCAACGCGGGCACAGGCTCCGTCGTTCTGCGCGGCGCAGGCCCAACCGCTGGCGTGACGATCGTGTCTGGCGAGAAATGCTTGGCTGCATGGAACGGTTCGGACTTTGTGAAGATCGCTACCAGCACCGCTGATGGCGTCACGTCTGTCGGCGGCACGGGCACGGTAAACGGCATTACGCTCACAGGCACTGTGACGTCCACTGGCAACTTAACTTTAGGCGGAACCCTTTCGGGCGTAAGTCTGAGTACGCAAGTTACAGGCACTCTCCCGATTGCCAACGGCGGTATTGGTGCAACATCTTTTGCTGCTGCGGGTCTTGCTACGTTGACGGGGGCTGAAACACTGACCAACAAAACTGTCGAGGCTGGCACGTTCACCAACGGCTACATAGAAGAGACTGTGACCGCCAACACTGGCACGGCCTACACCATTGATCTTGCCAACGGCTCTGTGCAAATCCTGACCTTGACAGGCAACTGCACCTTCACATTCCCAACGGCTACAGCGGGACAGTCTTTTATCTTGCTGCTCAAGCAAGACGGTACAGGTGGACGCACAGTGACATGGCCTGCATCAGTTGAGTGGCCTGGTGCAACAGCACCCACGATCACCAGCACGGCATCCAAGCTGGACAAGTTTGTGTTCACCGCTGCTGATTCAAATTGGTACGGTTCGGTTGCTGGGCAGGCATATACCGTCTAAGGGGCTTGAATGTTCAGTTCAAACACAACACAAGTTTCATCTGGCGGCTACGAGATTCAGCGTTCGCTGCGGTTTAACAGTGCTGACACGGCTTTCTTAAACAGAACTCCATCTACGGCAACCAACCGCAAGACTTGGACGTTTAGTGCGTGGATTAAACGCAGTGGGTTGGGAGGCTCCAATAATGCTGTAATTTCCGCAGGAACAGCGGGAAATCCTAGAGGTCTTGTGTACTTTACAAACGACCAGTTTGGGTTTTACCAAAACAGCATAGGCAGCGAAATGTTTGCGTTGTCTGCGGCAGTATTCCGTGATCCAAGTGCTTGGTATCACTGCGTTGTTGCTTTTGATTCAACGCAAAGCACAGATACAAACAGAATAAAAATTTATGTAAACAGTGTGCAGCAAACAATTTCGTCAGGCGCGATTTGGCCTGTGCAAAATTCTGATTCAGTTTTTAACGCCAATATTGATCATTTTATTGGTGCTTACATAGGGGGCGCTCATTTCCCCGGCTACATGACCGAGGTGAACTTCATCGACGGTCAAGCCCTGACACCATCATCGTTTGGCGAGATCAACGCTGACACAGGTGTGTGGCAACCCAAGCCCTACGCTGGCAGCTACGGCACAAACGGCTTCTACCTGAACTTCAGCAACAACAGCAACACCACTGCTGCAACTCTTGGTGCTGACTACTCAGGCAACGGCAACAACTGGACACCCAACAACTTCAGCGTGAGTGCGGGTGCTGGTAATGACTCTCTGGTGGATGTGCCAACGAACTGGGGTTCAGACTCTGGTGTAGGCGGGACTGTGCGGGGGAATTACTGCACGTTGAATCCTTTGTCTAATCCCGGCGCTTCAACGCTATCAAATGGCAATTTGGATTGCGTTACATCGGCAGGCAATACTGGCCGTGTTGTTGGCACAACCAGCATGAGTTCTGGGAAATGGTATTGGGAATACAGCAAAACAGCAGCAAACACTTACAATTTGCTTGGCGGTATTGCCCCAGACTATGAATTTACGTCTGCTGAGCCGGGTAGAACTGCGGCTTCTTATGGTTATTACGGGGGCACTGGTCAAAAGTACAACAATGCAACCTTAACCTCTTATGGATCATCCTACACAAATGGCGACATTATTGGTGTTGCTTTGGACATGGATGCTGGAACACTGACTTTTTATAAGAATGGAGTTAGTCAAGGTGTTGCATTTAGCGGGTTAACTGGATCATTTGTCCCTGCAATTTCTGCTGAAAACGCGTCTTCAATTAGCCTGTCTGTCAACTTCGGTCAGCGCCCCTTTGCTTATACAGCCCCATCAGGCTTCAAAGCACTGAACACGCAGAACCTGCCAACTCCAACGATTGGGGCTACTCCAACGACTCAGGCGGGGAAGTTCTTTAATCCTGTGCTGTGGACAGGTAATGGCGCAAATAACCGTGCTGTTACTGGTGTTGGATTTCAGCCTGATTTTGTTTGGGCCAAATCAAGAAGCGCAGCCACAAGCAACGTGTTGAACGATGTCATTCGTGGCGGTAGCCGTACTCTGTTTTCAAACACAACAGAAGCTGAGTATTACGATCCTGACGCTTTCGTGCAGTCATTTACCTCGGATGGCTTCACTGTCGGCCAGCTAGGTGGCGTGAACGAAAATACAAGCACCTACGTCGCATGGAACTGGAAAGCCAACGGCGCTGGCGTAACCAACACAGCAGGCTCCATCACCAGCACGGTGAGCGCCAACACGACTTCAGGGTTTAGTGTGGTGAACGCCTTGATGAACACTGGCACAAACCAGTCAGTTGGTCACGGCTTGGGCGCTCGACCTGCAATGGTTATTTTGAAGAACAGGGCCATTTCTGACGATTGGTATGTGTGGCATCAGTCTTTTACAAATCAGACAGATAGTTTTTTGCGACTGAATACAACTGCTGCTGTTAGCGACATCCCCGGTCTTTGGGGTTCTGGCATGACCAGCACAGTCATTGGAGTACGTCCTTCTTCGTTTGTGACTGCCTCGCAAAATGTGATCATGTACGCGTTCGCAGAAGTCCCCGGCTATTCACGTTTCGGCAGTTACACAGGCAACGGCAGTACTGATGGGCCTTTTGTGTTCTGCGGGTTTAGGCCAGCGTATGTGCTGATTAAGGCATCATCAATAGCGAATGATTGGGTTGTTTTTGATGATGCTCGAAACACATCCAACGCTGCCACACAAGGTCTTTATCCAAACCTGAATATTGCAGAGCAGTCATTTGCTGGAATTGACATTTTGTCAAACGGATTTAAGTTGCGGAATTCCACCCAGTTAGCCAACCAGAGTGGAACCACCTACATCTTCGCAGCCTTCGCAGAGTTTCCTCAGAAATTTTCGCTTGCCCGATAGGTAAATAAAATGCCACAAGGAAGATTTCATCAAGACCAAAGCGGAACAAAGTTAAATATGTTGACTTTGCTTTTCCGCACAGGAGAACAGACAAAAAACAGCAGTTATAAATACATGACTCGTTGTGACTGTGGTGCTGAAAAAGTTATTGCTTATAGCCAAATGAAAAATGGCAAAGCAAATTCATGTGGATGTTTGCAGCGCCGCAAAGGGAAAGATAGCCCTAACTTCAAGCATGGGCTTTCTCAGAATAGAGAGACAGGGCAGTACAAGCGCTACCAAAGGGAGTGCTTTGATCGCTTCAAGTACGGACTTGAGCCGGAGCATAAACAGGCAATGCTTGACGCACAGTCTGGTGGTTGCGCCATTTGTGGCTACAAGTTTGGTCAAAAAAAAGGTGATATGCGGGTCGATCACTGCCACGCAACCGGAGTAGTTCGTGGACTGCTCTGCGACCATTGCAACCGAGGTTTAGGGTTTTTCAGAGACAATTCACAATCGCTGGAAAATGCTTCGGCTTACGTCCAAAAATTCGCACTCGCACGTTAAGGAGCAACCATGTTTGCATTGATTCAAGATTCCCAAGTCACCCAAGTCGGTGAGCCATCACAACTCTTTCCCAACACCAGTGGAGCCAACGCAGCCTATGCCATTGAGCAAGGTGCTGTGGAAGTGGTTGAGGGTGAACAGAAAGACCAGCGGTTCTACTGGGTCACGTTCAGCCACTACGAGGTAACAGGCTCCACAGTGACCCGCACCTACACCAACACACCCAAGGCGCTTGAGGATGTGACCGAGACACCTGAAGGGCAGACAGAGCCTGTGACCACCAAGGGTCTCAAGTCGCAGTGGATTGCTCAGTGCAAGGCTGCTGCTGGCTCTGCATTGGCTCAGACCGATTGGTGCGTGACTCGCAAGTTTGAGCGTGGCATCGACATTCCAGAAGCCATTGCAGCCGAACGCGCTCAGATCGTTGCTGACTGCAACGCCAAAGAAGCTGCAATTGCTGCTTGCACTACAGTGGAGGAACTGATGGCTGTGGTTGCGCCTGTGAACACGGCTGCTCCCGGTATCTGACCATGAAAGACTATGCCGAGGCTCTGGTCGCGGCAGTCTGCGTTGTTGCGCTCATCATCTGGTGCGCTTACTTTATTGTCCCGTTGCTGAGGTGATGTATGGCTGAAGTCTCTGAAATTCAAATGCTCAAGGCGCAAGCGCGTGCTGAGTTAAACCGTCTGGAGGCGCACTCCAGTGCCAAAGAGGTAGCAGGTAAAGCTGTCGGCAAGCATGGCCTTTTGTACATCACGACCATCGTGATCGTTGGTGTTGGTGCGAGCATCGTTTTGGAGGAGTCCAAGATCGCTGCCGTCATCGGCCTTGTGTCTGCTGCGCTCACGGCTCTGATCTCCATGCTGAACGGCGTGGCTGGGGCGAACCCCAAGCAAGAGCGTCCTGAGTTTGAGGTCATGAAGCAGTTGATCGACAAGCTCGACCGACTGGATCGCAAAGAGCAGCCAATGCGGGTTACGGTGGAAGGCGACAAGGTAACGGTTGCCAAGGGCGACGACTCGATCACCACCTCCAAGGGTGCTGAGTGAAGGTAAAAATAGCCATCATCATCGTAGTGGTGTGGTGGCTTTTGATGGTGGCCCGGTTGTTTATGGGGTGAAGTATGTTGGTTGAGTTGGCGGCGGCGAATGCAGCTTTCGCTGTGATTAAGGAGGCTGTGCAGAACTCAGGTGATCTGATGAACGCCGGTCAGGCAATCTTTCAATACTTCGACAGCAAGTCTGCGATCCAGAAGAAGTACCAGAAGAAGTCACGGGACGCAGGCAGAAGCGACATTGAGGAGTTCTTTGCGCTTGAGAAGCTCAAGAAGCAGGAGAACGAGCTGCGGGAGATGATGATCTACCAAGGCCGAGCAGGTATGTGGACAGACTGGCT